AACAACGCCGGGGGGACGGGGATGTTTGATGAGTGGTCGCCGTTGTTCACGTTCGTGGCGACAGTGGTCGTGGGACTCTTCGGCGCTGGCGGAATCGTTGCGTGGGGACGGCTGAGGCACGACAAGAAGATTGACGTTGCTCAGCAGGAGGTCAGCGAGGACGACGCTCTCGCCGCCCGCTGGCAGAACATCATCGAGGCGCAGACCAAGAATCTTCTGGAGCCGCTCCAGATTCGACTGAAAGAGGTCGAGTCGAAGGTGGCCGCGCTGGAGTCTGAACTCGCGGCGAGTAGGCGCAAGTACTGGTCGGCCATCTCTTACATCCGTACGCTGTTGACGTGGATCGCCAGGCACATCGACAACATCGATGACACCGAGGTCCCCACGCCCCCGGCGATCGTGAATGAGGACATCTAGGAGGATCGCATGACCGACAAGATCACCGTCCCTGACATCTGGTACAAGACTCAGCGCGTCCTGCGCACTGTCGTCGCCGTGGGTATCCCCGCGTTCCTGACCTTCGCCCTGGTGCTCCCGCAGATCATCCAGGCGCTCGGCCTTCCGGTGGACTCCGAACTCTACCTCTGGCTGATCGCCGTTGCGGGTGGCGTCACAGCGGTGGCCGGTGCCATCACGCGCATCATGGCTATCCCGGTCGTGAACGAGTGGCTCACGAAGATCGGCCTGGGCTCTGTGCCGAAGTCGGCCGTAGAGCCCGATGGAGATGTGAAGCCGGACCCGAAGGCTACGCCGCAGGAACCTGTCGGATAACGCAGTCGTAGATCGCGGAGTTCAACCGCTCCTTCACGAACAGATCGAGCGGCGACTGCGAGATGACGGCGACGATGTCTGCCCAGTCCCCTGCCGGGAACGTGACGGTGACGGGTTCGTTCGCGAGTTCCATGAAGGGCCCTTCCTATCGATGTAGGCCGGGGTCCAGAAGCGACGGCTTGTGCTCGTCGCATAGATAGCGCGGAGCCCGCCCTGGAATCTCTTCGATCCACAGGGCGGGCTTGCGCTTGCCGAAGGCGGCACACGTGTCACAGGTGCGCGGGTTCTTAGTCCGGTGCCGCCTCAGCATCTATCCCCCCGACGCAATCCTCGTAAGGAAAACACTAAGGGGAATCACGAACGCCAGGACGACGACTCCGAGGAAGATGAGAACTCCCATCCCGACGCGGCGGTTGAACCGTGCCTGCTCCACCTTGATGCGCTCCTCGCCAGTGAGTCCGATGCGCGGAACCTCGTTCTTCATGCGGCTACTGCCTTCTTCTCCGACCATAGGGCCCTCTCTGCTTCACTAAGAACGTACCGACAATCGGTACACAGAACGACCTCGGTGCGCGTGACCTTGCGCGGGATGCCACACCGAGCACACAGCACGATCTTGTCGTAGCGCTTCTGGCTCTTCTTCCTCTTCTTCGTCACCCTGCTTCCTCCCAGAGCATGTCGCCGCCGAACAGGACCGGAGGCGGCGTCCGGTTCACGAAGAGAATCTCGGTACGCTCGCCGCCGTTCTGCGTCATGGCGGAGAGAGGAATCTGGGTCCACCCCTCCAGCATCTCGTCGTAGAGGGGGGAGGCGTAGCCCGAGAGGACCACAGGACCCTTGTGCTTCAGCAGGTGTTCGAGGAGGTCCTGGTGAAGCGCCGGGTGAGACATGTCGTGGACGTACTCCTTGTCCGTCGAGCGCGTCTCCGCCAGATAGGGAGGGTCAACGTACAGGAGGCATTCCTCGTCATCGACATAGCGTTCGAGGATGCGGTGGTAGTCCACGTTCTCGATGGAGACGTGGCGCAGTCGGTCAGCGAGGCCACGGAATCTCTCGTGGAAACGTGAGAAGTGCTGGCCGGGACTCTTGCGCGTGGGTCCGGGTGCGCGCCAACCGGCACCTTCGTATGCCCCGCTGATCGACTGCGTGTACAGGACCCACAGACGACGGGCATCCTCGATGGGATCATCAGAGGGCCCTTCAGACTTCGCCGTCATGTACTCCTGACGGCTGTGCGGCGTGAGAGCGCACGCCCGTTCTAATTCGTCCCCCCGATCCCGCAGGGTCTGCCAGAACCTGACCAGTCGGCCGTCGATGTCGTTGACGACCTCGTAGTTCTCGGGAGCCTTAGCCAGAAGAACGGCCAGGGACCCGGCGAACGGTTCGACGTACCGCGCGTGTTCGGGGAAGTGCGCCACGATCTGTGTGGCGAGGGAGGTCTTTCCTCCGAAGTACGGGAAGGGGGGCACGAGTGTCATGCGGCGTCCGGATTCTCCTTCAGGTTCGGAGCAAGAGACTCCAGGCGTTCCTTATCTTCCGCAACGGCCTTCTCCCAGAATCTGATCTGGCGAGGGTAGAACTTCCATCCCAGCCAGGCGTTGAGTCCCGCCGTGGCCATGAAGGTCGCAAAGAAGATCAAGTACCACCAGGTCTCGGCCAAGACCGTCAGCACTATGTACGTGATCCCGAACGCTCCCCAGAGTATGGCGAACATGCGGGTGTTCCGACGCTCCTTCTGAGCCTGCTTCACCATCCGCTGTGAACCCAGGTACTGCGTGTAGTACATCTCGTACACCCAGTCCGGTGTGCTCATTCCGTCCTCCCCTGTGCGTAGTTGACCAGTCTCCAAAGGGCCCTGTTGAAGGAGTCGGTGGCGTGATCCAGCGGAGGATCGAACAGCGCTCCGTCATCCTCATAGCGCCGCAGAAACTTCTCCACCCGCTCCGCGGCCGCAAGCGTCTCCGGGTCCGCCTTCCGCACGCGGCCGAACGTCTCGGTCTGACGACCATCCACGAACTCCGGAAGGACGTAGACCTTGCACTTGTCACGGGTCTCGCGGAGCCGGACCAACTTCCCGACCTTGTGCAGGACAGACAGGGTTCCGCTGATCCGTCCGTGGTGGAGTCGATCGTCTCGAAGTTCCGCCACGGTAACACCCCTGACGCCCGCTCTCGCGGCCTGGATCAGGACGTAGCGCTGACGCACCGAGGCAACCCCTGAAACCGCCTCAGATCGCGCCCTGGCCTCGCTCGTGTCCGTTCCCGAGAATCCCTCGGTGCCGTCGTACGGCAGGTCTGCTGTACTCATGATTCCTCGTCTCTCAAGAAAGAGGGCCCTACAGCACTCTCCCCCTCACGGAGGAGGAGTGCCAGTTCATCTCCACTGATATTCGACACCGCCAGTTCGGTCGCCCAGGCGATCTGGGTCGGAGTCATGACCGGGTTGAATCGGCCATGCCACCGGAGGTCCTGCATGTTGAGCCACAGGCGACATGCGTGACGGCGCTTCTTGAAGTCGTCCGAGTGCGCGAACGACGTGATGGTCCGTCCGTACTTCTCGAAGACCGAACGGCCGGTAATGCGGTAGCCGTCGATGAGCGGGGCGAACTCGGGGTGCTCCCACTCCTTGTACGGCGAGAACATCGCCTCGACCGACTGGTGCGATCCAGAGAAGGCGTACTCGATGAAGGTGTCCCAGCCGATCACCACGGAGTCATCCGAGCCTGCCACCCTCTGCCGCGCACGCCGATCGCCCGCAACCACCGTGAAGGTGTCCACGTCGGAGTGCGGTCCCGCCATGCCGTACAGGTGCGAGCCGTGAACCGTACGGAAGATGACCTCGCTCATCGGGCACGCTCCGCGGCTTCGATAGCGACTTTCCACGCCTGGCGGGTGATTCCGAGGTCACGCTGTGACAGCGGCTCGTCGGGTCCCCACACGAAGTCGTGCCATGCCTGGTTTGCGGCGTCGGCGGCCTCGTCGGTGATCGGCCCCTGTCGGCGGAGCAGGGTCGCGGCCATGTTCATATCCCGCGAGAACTCCGACTCAGCCTCGTCGGCAATCTCAGCCTGATCCGCGTACAACTCCAACCGCTTCGCCAACGCCTCGCGCTCGGTGTCGGTGGGCGGGGTGGAGTTTTCCAGAAGTTTGTCATCACCCTGCACCAGCGCCGCGAGTTGACGCTCAACCTTCGCCACCAGGACGGCATCCTCATCGCCCTCTTCGAGCAGGGCTTCATACGTCATGCCCCTACCCCACTCGCCATCGCAGGTCTCGATCCAGCCCTTCGACCGCTCGACCAACTCGGCAATGGCGGCGTATGCGTCACTCATGCTGGACCCCATCCCACGTCACCCTCGGCCAGTTCCTTCTCCGCGTAGCGCTGGAGCGCCTTGACGTAATCCAGTCGATCGGTCCGAACTCGGGACTCGACGGTCGCGCCTTCGCCATCGCCAGCGTCAACGAAGAACGTGAAGCCCACGACCTTCAGGCCGGACGCCTCGCAGACCGCCTGAATCTGATCCCCGAGTGCCGTCATGTGCGGGTACTCATCGCTCATCGTTGTTGTCCTCCACGTGCTGAGCCGAGCGGACATCGACCCGGGTGGCAACCTCCCAGAGTGCCTCAGTCGCGATGTGCGGGCCGAACACGCGACGCCCGCGCCACTTGAAGTTCTCGCGAGCCTCGTGCTCCCAGTACGCCTTATACGCTCCGAAGATCGTCTGGACGATTTCGCTCTCGGTTTGGAACTTCGACAGGTAGTACTTGCCGCCACGGCCGTAACCCATCTCGCCCGTGATCACGTCGCGGCGGTAGCACGCGATCTGAATGAAGTACCGACCGATGTCGTTCCCATCGAGGTCGTATGCCTTCTCGTGGCCGACTCGTACTTCGCAGTTCATGCCGAGTTCGATGTCTGCAACGATCCGGGCGAGCCGTATAGCCTGGTTCATGGTTTCCTCAGACACCGAGTGCCTCCTTGGCCATGAGGTTTTCGGAGCAGGGGAAGTGGCGTTCGCATCTTACGCAGTTGCCATCCTGATGCGCCTGGTGCAGTTCCATCACGTACTCTGCGAACTTCTGGAGCCGCTCATTCTCCTGCTCCGTCTCGAAGTGGTGGAGTTCGCGGTCACGAAGTTCCGCTTCAGCCTTCTCGCGGAGGGCCCTCTCCTGACGGATGACCACGGCCTGGGCGAAGTGGAGCATCGCAACGTCGGAGACGAACTTTTCGGGGGAAGCCGTATCCTCATCCCACATGTGCTGGATGAGAGAGAGGCTCTGCCTGCGGGTCGGCGGATCGCCCGGGTCGCTGATCGCGAAGGGGTCGTAGTCGTCCGGTGCCACGGACGCAACGACCAGCCACGGATCGCACATGCGAGCCAGAGCGTCGAGGTCTTCCGGGTCCCCGTCTACATAGCCGCGGAGTTCGATGCCCTCGCCGCGGATGGTGATTCTGAACCTCATTGTGCGTCTCCAAACTGCCGCCAATAGGCGGCGTCTTGCCAGGCGATACGAAGGAGTTCGCCGTCTGGGTGCCATCGGTCGCGTGTGCCACCGATGACGAAATCTGCATAGTCGTAGATGAACGAGTACCGCCGTTCGAAGATCGCATCGGCTATGCGCTGTGCGGTTGCCATGTCGGGAGCCTCGATCACGGCGTAGCCGTCCTTGTGCATCCCGAGCGGGTGCTGTTCTCCGCGCTCCGGGTCGAGTGTGTATTGCACACCGAACGTCACGAAGAACTCGGGAACCGTAGGCGGCATGGACCTTCCTGTCTCTTTCTGTACCACAATTCTACTCTCGGGGAAGGGATAAGTACAGCGGGCGACGAGGGGCAGGTAGGAACCTCGCGCCCAGCCATCCAGCGCGCTAGCCCTCGTTCTTACGTCGATGTCCACGCCCAGGGAGGGCCCTCTGGCCGGTGCGGCCCCGCGAAGGACACCGGCCAGAGGGACTCTCACTCCTGGCTCGCGGCTTCCCGCTCGGACTGGAGGTAGCCCGAGTTGTCGCCGTTGGCGGTCCGAAGAATGTTCGCGGAGGACGCCTCCCACACGTTCTGCGTACCGGCCGCCGAGGGGGCGTAGGAGATGGTCTGACCGCGAGCGAAGCCGTACCCACCACCGGTAGCGAACGCATCGACGTTCGCCGCCATGTACATGAAGGTCCAGCCCCACTTCTCGGTCTGCTCGGTCACCATCTCCTTGATCTGTGCGGCCGTGTACTCGCGGCTGGAGTTCTCCAGTCCGTCCGTGATGACCGCGACGATCACGTTGCCCGGACGATCATCCTCCGACAGCGTCCGGAACTTGTTGCCGAGCCGGTTGATCGTCATGCCGATCGCGTCGTTCAGGGCGGTCATGCCTCGCGGAACGCACAGGTCGGCGGTGATCGCATCGGGAGCGACATCGGTGTACGGGAACTCCACGATGGTGTCGAAGATGCAGACATCCACCTTCACCGTCGAAGGGCCCTTCGCCTGATCGGCAAGCAACTGCTTGATGCCGCCGTTCATGTCGCTCGCGATGGGACTCATGGAGCCGGAGCGATCCACCACCAGAGCGAGATGCGTGTAGTCAGGATTGGTCATCGCGCGTACCGTCCTCCTTGATCGTTGTGACCCCCACGCCGGGATAGTCCCAGTTGACGATCTGAGTGAAGCCGTCTTCGCTCTTGACCGTCATTCGCCAGTCGTTGTCTTCCGAGGCGGGTGTCGTAATGATCCCCTCGAACTCCACGCGGACGCGGGTGCCCACCTTGCCGAGGCGGGCGTCCCTGTCCTTAATCTTCAACCCCATCTTCCTTCTCCTTCTCCTCATCGGGCATCCACTCAATGCCCACACTCTCGAACCACTCATCAATCGAGCCTCCGCCGATCAGAGAGATGGTGATAGCGGCCAGTGCCTCTACAAGAGCAACCGCCTTGTCGGGCTGGTTACGCATGTCATCGCTCATCTCCGTGATTCGCTGACGGAACGCGAACTCCTCGGGAGTTCCTGTCTCGGAGAAGATGAAGGCACCCCAGACGTGGAGCAGGTATCGCACGGCCTTCATCGTCACGAGGTATTCGTTCGTGTCCTCCTGGCCGAGGCGATCCGCCATCTCGGGGAGGATGTTCTCTTCGGCGCTCACTGCGGCACCGGAATCTGGCCGAGGGCGGTGAACCCTTCCGGAACGACGATGAGGTTGGCGTTCTCCAGAACGTCGTAGTACCTCTGCTGGAGAACCTGCGGCGTGAGCGACTCGGACAGAATGCGGTTCGCCTCCGCCTCTGCCGTCGCCACAGCGATCTTCTGCTGAGCGTCCACCTTCGCCTTCTCCAGATCGGCCTGCGCCTTCACGACCTCGGTCTGCGCGTTCTGCGCCTCCTCGAAGCGCGTCTTCACGGCCTTCGAGTAGCGAATCTCCTGGAGAGAGACATCCTCGATCTGGATGCCCTTGTCGGCCCACTCCGCTTCGAGGGCCTCGCGGATGTCGTTCGCTACCTGCGCGCGCTCGGTCAACATCTCGATGGTCGTGTAGCGACCGGGGATGTCGCGCGGTACGGAGCGGATGTCCTGCTCGATCACCTTGGTACGGAAGTCGTCCTGGTTCTGGTACTGCTCAACCAGAGCCTCTACCTTGTCAGGGTCGATCGAGTAGAGGACAACGATGTCCATGTTGGCCGAGACGCCATCCTTGTCCGTGAACGTGATCTGCGGACCGTTCGTCGGAGAGCCGTTGTACGACTGGTTACCGTCCCCGAGGAAGACCGCCAACTGGTTCCGCACGTCGAAGTCGATTGCGTCGACCCACGGCTCCTTCCAGTGCGGCCCAGGTGCCGACTCCGATCCCTGCACGACGCCGGTCCAGTCCTTCAGGACCTTGGCCTCTCCAGGCTCGACGGTGTAGTACGTCGAGAAGATCAGGAACAGGAACCCGAGAAGACCTGCGCCGATGCCCCCGGCGATGGTCCATCCGGATCGGAGGATCAGGCCAATCGCGAGCACGATGGCCGCGATGATCCAACAGATGATTGCGAGAATGAACATAGGTGTGAAGGGCCCTTTCTGTGGTGAGGGTTTGAGGGGGAGCCGCCCCTCACTACAACGACTCCCCCGGCTGGGTTAAGCGGTGAGCGAGAACTCGGTCTTGATGTGCGGAGGCTCGATGCCCATCGCGAGCAGGGCCTGGTTGGTGATGGTCTTCGCCGTCCCGTACGTCACATTGATCGTGTCCAGAATGAGGGGATCGATGACTTCTGCCAGGGCGGAATCACGAACCCCCTGGTCGTACAGGGCGAGTGCCTGGTTGAAGATGTTCAGGACCGATCCCCAAGGGAGAAAGATGTCATTCGCTCTCTGCGCGTAGATCGCCGCCTGGGCAACCCGCTCCGAGCATCCGTACTGCCGCAAGAGGGCGTGGGCCATGAGCCTGTTGTTATCGGGGACGAGGCTACTGTTGATCTGGTCGAGAGCCACGCCGATGATGCAGTGCGCACTCTTGGTGCCAGGGACCTTGTAGAAGCCCTGGGCTCTGTTGTGGCACCCCTTCGCATCGACAGCCGCATTGATGGCCTTGATGAACTGTTCATCCGTGATCTGCATCTCTCATTTCCTTTCTGTGGTTATCCCGCCACCGCGAACTCGGTGACTCGGTGTGGGTCTTTCTCCTTCGTCAGGCCTTCGAGGATGGCCCGCTCGATCATTTCGTTCGCCTCGCGCTGAGAACGCGCCTTGACGACGGCGGTCATCTCAATCCCGCCAACCTCGCGCCTCACCGTGAAGTCACGGGGACGACCAGGAATGCCGAGTCGGGTCACCAGGGCGTCGTACTGCGAACACCATCCCTGCTCTGTGGCGAAGGTGCCCATGTCCTCGAAGAGCCACTGGATGCCGGGGTGATCGATGCCGATGTATTGCATCTCCTCGGTGTCCTCAGGCTTCTTGCCGAGACGGCGTCGACCTGTCGTAGAGACAACCTGCTCCTCGGTTACCGAATCGTCGTAGTTCAGGTCGTCCCGGTAGAACGTGTACGAGCGCCCTCGCCAGCCTCCGTTGCCGTCGCTGAACTGCTCGATGGTTCGCACCTGGACACGCTGGCTGTAGACCCGCGTGATGACGAACTGCGTCCCCCCGGGGATCGTGTCGTACGTGTACGCACCTAGCCGCTCTGCCGATCGGAAGGAGGGCAGGATGACGCCGTCCCCGACCTGCGGTTCCCTGGTGTTCAGGGTCATGTGGACCTACCTTTCTTGGGCCGAAGGGCCCTGTGGTTACTGCTTGCGCCAGACCCGAATCTCGAACTCCAGGCCGAGCGCGTTCAGTACTCGGAGTTCGTCTTTCATGAACGTCTCCCACTTCGACCCGAAGAGTTCCTGTGGCGTGACCACCCACGAGTCATGGGAGTCGATGAACTCGCGCTCGCCGTCTTTCTGGAGCGGAGTCGTGACCGTGTTCTCGTCGTCCTCGATCGCTTCGAGCGCCTTAACGACCTCCGGGTCCGGCTCACCGATGGGCGAGTTCTCCGGCTCTGGTTCGAAGTTGCCCGCCTCGACATGGAACGGAATCCTCAGACCAGACGCCGTGCCATCCTCGATGGCATCTGCGACCTCTTCCGGCGTGGGGATGGGCTCGGAAGCCGGGGGATGCTCCGGCTTGCCAGCCCCCAGCGCGTTGATCGCTTCCTGCGCTTTCTTCGCGCCGTTGACGATCGATGCGACCTCTGCCGGTGACGGCTTCGTCGCCACCTGCTCTTCCAGAGCGAGAATGTCTTGTGGCGTGTACCAGGGTCGGCCGATCTTCGCGTTCTTCGCTTTCCCGGCTTTGAATCCCGTGTGGTAGAGGGCCCTATTCGCCCAGCCGGGGTCCATGCCTAGCGCCTTTGTCACGTCCTTTTGGTAGACAATCTCAGGGAAACCGGCACCGATGACGTAATCGATGATTTTCTTCCGTGTTGTCGATGTGATTGTTCCCGACGTGATGTACGAGGGAAGGTCCACAGGCGGACGAGGGTCGTCTGGGTGAGTCATTCCTGCTCTCCTGAATCGTGCAATCTGGTTCTGCGTTGCCTTCACATCACTCTGCGTGAAGTGCTGAACGGTGGATGATCCATCCGGGAATCGAAGTAGGAGACCTTTCTTCGTGCGAGTGACGCGGATTCCCTGCTCCTCGCATATCCGGATGTATCGCCGTTGCTGGGTGGATGTCATCATCTTGGCTGTCATACTTTCTCCCTCTCGATGTGCTCGCCAAGAACGTGCCCGGTGCGCTTTTCGTCACGCTCCCATTTCGGAACCCAGTTCACATAGGCGAGCGCCGCGAGAATGAGGGTCCCAAGAATAGACACCATCCACGCGACCATCAGGAAGAACTCATAGAACCCCTGAATGCCCCCCATGTAGAACACCTGGAACCCGGCCCAGAAGCCGAGGATCGCCAGCACTACTGCCGCACCTGCGTAGATATGCCCTTTGTACAGTCGGATCATTGCGGATCACCTACACCAACTCTCCATGGATACATCAACTTGTCGTAGTCCCACATGAAGTAGCCGTGCTGGCCCACGAGGTCGCGCGTTGATACCGCCAATGCGGCATCATTCGCGGCCCATGCACATACCCGAAAGACATCGGCGTCTCTGCCGAATCCGTTGCTCTCGATCGAGAGTTTCAGGTCCCACCTGGCCTGCGCTGTCTGCTTCATGCGCTCGTCGGATTCGGCTATTGCCGCATCCCATGCGGCGGCATCTGTCACCATGCCGCGCTCCTCGAAAGCGCTCGCCATTGCTTCGAGTTGTTCATCCGACAACCGGTCGCACTGATCGATCATCTTCAGAATCAGTTCCGTCTGAGGGCCGTACTTGTTGTCTGTCACTTCCGGGTTCCCTTCACGCGGGTCACGTAGAGGGCCCTCTCCCCATCCGGCCATGTCACTGAGTACCCTTCTGGTGTCAATCCGGACACCCCTCTAAGTCGTTCCTTTAGTTCCGCACGCCGCGCCTTCGCGTTGCTCTCATCCTGACGAGCGACCACATAGGCGGCGACTGCCTCAATCGTTTCGGGGTCCGTGATTTCCTCATCGGGAACCCACTCCGACCCCTGCCAGCAGAGGTCACGGAAAGGGCAGAGCACCTTTTCCGAGTAGCAGAACGGAGGGGTCTTATCCCGAAGGGCCCTCGCGTACTCCAACTCCCCTGCATCGATGTGCTCCTGCGCGTCGAGCACTTCATCGAGCCGTGCCACGCACAGATCGACGTAGTTCAGAATCTCCTCCCACGACAGAACCGTCTCGCGCAGAGACTGGTTCTCTCCGGAGCGATCGACGTAGACGAGTACCGCCTCCGCTCCCTCTTCGAGAACGCCAGCCTGGACCAGACCGAGCGTGTAGATGGAAACCTGAATGAGGTTCTCCAACTTCGGCCCGTCCGCATCCAGACTGGCGAACCCATCCCGGCTCTTCGCGTCCGCGAGGACGTTCCGATCCGGGAAGATCATGTCGGCCGTGCCGGTCACGACCAGACCATTCGGCAACTGCGTCGTCACCGGGTGCTGAACTATGGCACCCATGTACTTCTCCGCGGCCTTCTCCATATAGTCGCCCAGGAGAGTCCCCACCACAGCCGCCGCTGGCCAAGCATCTCCACCTTGGCGCGGCGCACCTGCCAGCGTGTTCCGTATGTATTCGCGACAGGACCCCAGTTCTGAGGGTCCGAGTTGCACCTGCTTACTGCGAGGCTTCTCCTGCTCCAGGCGGACCATCGCCGCCAGAATGTCCTCACTGAGCGTCATGCTCCTTCCCCGCTCTTCACGACGCTCTGCAACCGACTGACGCGTCCGGCGTCAGGACTCGTAGCCGTCGAGGGCGTAGGGCCCTCTTCCCTCTTCTCGACGTACAGCGGAGACTCCGGGTCCGTCACCTGGAGCGTGCCCTTGACCAGCGGCTTAATCTCGCCGTTGTTGTACAGCCCCAGACCGAGACGGTCCCCGAGTCCGATCGCGGCACGGCGTAACGCGTACGACTCGACCGACGTGATCGCCATCGCGTGCGCTTCACCGCGATCCGGCAGACCCGAGTTCGCCTCCGCGTGATGCTCCACGAACGAACAGACGGTGTTGCCCCAGTAGTCGCGAATGTTCAGACGCACCGACGCCTTGTAGCAGGCGCGGTAGTACGTCTTCCCGTTCTTGTCGTACTGCTCTTCCCAGAGCAACTCCATCGACTCGACCTGCGAGTCCCAGTTGCCATATCCGAAGATGCGCGTGAGTTCTGCGCGCACTTCGTGCTGGCTCATGTACGACAGGTTCTGCTTCTTGTCGACATGGTTCGGGTCGATGCCACGCATCAACCGTTTGATCTGCTCGCGCGTGAGGCCCTTCACAGCAGAGGGCCCTCCTTTCCATCAGGCCCTCCGATGAGACGGAGGAAGTCGTCATACGTCATGGTCACGTACGTGCCACCGATCTTGGCCTTGCCATGGCCGACCCTCTTGTGGATCACCACACCGATCGGCGCGCTGTCATTCCGCTTTTCAATTTCAACTTCATTCATCCAGGTGCCGAGCGCCAGCCGCGCAGTGTCCTTGACCTCCGCAACGATGCGCTCTCCGAACGCAGAGCGCAGACCGAGGATGTCTCCCTTGTCCTTGTTCCCGCTCTTCGTGCGCCGGTCGATCCGGTCGTCATCGAGGACCACCATCGCGTAGTCCGCGACGAGGCGCTCCATCTTCGATCCAGCCTGCTTGGCTGACGCCCGACTCCTGGCCATGCTCAGAACGGCACGTCTTCGTCACTCACAACGGCCCAGCCGTCGCTGTCCTGCGAAGGGCCCTGCGCGGCGGCAGGTGCCGACTTCCCGCGCTTGTCCGGCTTCGCAATGTGGTAGCGGAGGGACGGACCGATTTCATCGATCTGGAGTTCCATGCCCTCGCGCTTGTTGCCCTCGCGATCCTGGTACTCCGAGGCCTTCAGGACTCCGACCGCCACCACGCGCGACCCCTTCGTCAGAGAACCTGCGATGTTCTCTGCGAGTTCATCCCATGCAGACGCCCGAGTGAAGACGGCCTTGCCATCTTCCCACTGCGAGGTTTCGCGGTTGTACGACCGGGGGGTTGAGGCGATGGTCACGTTGACCACGGGCTTCCCCTGCCTGGAGTACCTGAGTTCCGGGTCCCTCACCAGATTTCCGACAACGACTACTTGAGTGGTGATAGCCATAGAGGGCCCTCTCCGGTTCCGACTAGATCCATTTCAACCTTGTACTACCATCCTATCATTCCGTGGTACATAAGTCAAGAAGAGCGCTGAGGCTGAAGGGCCCTTCCCTATCCATCCAGGTCCAGATCGTGCGGGTTGTGGATCGCCGTGGTGAGGAGCGCGCACACGACCTGCATCCGCGCCTGCCCCTCCTGGGTGTTGAGGTCGATCGTGGGAGCGTTGATGACGAACTCCTCGATGATCGCCCACACCGATTTGTAGAGAGTGTCCCCGGATACCTCTGCGAGGATCGCCTCCACAACGATCCGTGCCTTCCTCGCCTCGGAAGCCCCTGGCGAAACCAGGAGCGCCGCGAGCACGAGGTCGATCAGTCGGTCCTTCTGGTCAGTCACGTCGTCCACGCCTGGCCTCCTCCCTTTCCAGGATGATCCTGCGAACGGTGCCGTCGTCGGCGTGACGCTGAAGGTACGTGACGCACCAGTTGTCATGCCCTTCGAGCGCCTGCTCTTCGGTGTCCCACCGCCACCTGTCCTGTATCACGCCGTCAACCAGGACGGCCGTCTCGAAGATGCCCCGCGCGGTCGTCTCCGGGACGAGAGAGAGCGGACGATTCATTCCCTCCCAGATGGTGGACACCATGATGTGGGGCTTGTCAGGGTTGTCCACATCAACGGCGACGCTCTGGTACGAGATGTCCTCGTACTTCTTGGCCCACTCCAGAACTTCGAGCGGCTGACCTTGACGGTCGAAGAACTCGGTCATCAGGGGTTCACCACCAGAACCACCAGCGTCCCGCCCGCAACAATTACCACGAGCGCAACGAGAGCCACCATGGGCCACGTCCACGCAGATGTCTTCTTCTCGCTCATACGATGCCTGCCCATCTCTCGTCGTCGTCCGTCTTGGGCAGATCGCGCGTGGTGCGCTGACGCCCCTCCTTGCGTCGCATCGCCTCCGTGAACGAGACGGGGCCACGCGTCCCCATGATCGAGTCGAGGATGTCTGAAGCCTTGCGCTTCCGGTCCTTCGACTCCTTCGGGTTCTCGATGATCTTCCGAAGTTCCCGGATCAGTTTCTGCCATTCCTCAGGCGTCCTCTTCGTCGTGGTTTCCGCCACTGCTCTCTTCCTTCTCCCACTCGGTGATGTACACCGAACGGACCCTTACCTCTGCGCGCTCCGGGAAGCCGCGCTCCACCAGGCGGTTGTTCACGTACCGCACCAGTCTCACCGCCTCCTCGCGAGAGACAGGACCGTACGTCTCGAAGTCATCGGTGTCATCCAAGGTGAGCGGGTAGTGCGCCGCGTACTGGACCTGCGTCTCGCTCACTCGTCCTGATCCTTGCGGCCGACCCACTTCTCCCACTCCGCATCCTCCTTCTCGCGCTGGTTCCTGTCGTGCCACCAGGCGATGGCCCAGCCGAGGAGCAGAGTCGCGAAGACTGCGGCTACCAACAGCCACAGAACGATCGGCCTCACGCCTGCCCCTCCTCTTCCAACTCAGCAAGCGCGCGCGTCCCCACTGCAACAACCTCTTCGAGGGAGACCCCGAGCGCCGCGAGCGCTAGGACGAGAATCCGGGGGCTGGCGTCCTCTTCGTTGTGAATCTTGTTCGCGCGGGCGAACACTTCCGCGATCGTCCTGATCGCCTCGTTCCTTGTCATGAGACAGGGCCCTTCCTTTCTGTGAACTCATCGCAGACCGCGCACTGCCCGGGCTTGTGCTGGCCCTGGCCACGCTCTACGTCCTCTGCGTGGACGCGCCGGAGGAACTCCGGGTACGACTCCTCGACTTTCACTGCCCGATCCCGAGCGTCTTGCTGACGAACTTCGCCTGCTCCTCGGCCATCTCGCGCGACGCGTATGAGCCGTCCAGACGGAGAACAATCTCCCACCCGAACTCACTCTGCACGACCCCGATGTGTGTCATATCCTCACGGTTCGTGATGTACTCATCCACCGTCATGCGGCGGTTCTTGTTCCTCGTGCCCGGAGGCCGACCTCGTCTTGCAGGGGGGAGGTCGGCCCACGGCAGACTGCGCGCACGTTCAATCCAGTCGTCTGCGGTGGGCAGGGCACAGCCGTACTTCTCGGCCAACGTATCGCGCAGGCTCCTGTCTTGCGCTACTGCCTGACGCAGGACCTCTACCAGTTCGGCGTCATCCGGCCGCTTCATGCTCCTGGACACTTTGTAACACATCCTCCGTATACATGTGATTGCGTTACTGCGTTACAAACTTGTAACAGATGTAACGCAGTAACATAGTTTCGCGTAAAGGGGTGGCTGTTACATTCAGCCCGCCTGACGCAACTTCGCGGACTGGTAATACCCGCGCTCAGGGCTGTCGATCTGTCCCGACTTGACCATCCGGGAGAGCGTCATCCGGACGGTTGCGGCGTTCTGATCGCGGAACTCCTGGAGGATGTCGCGAGTGCTGACCGCCCCGTTGAACGAGTCCACGTACTCCTTGATCTGGCCCTTCAAGAAGCCCTCACGCCGATCCTCAGAGTGTGCCGCCATGACATCCTCGACCGAGCGCGTGCTGATACCGAGCCACTGGATTTTCGGGATACTCCCGAACTCCCCACTGTCGTGCAGGTGCTCGACACTCGACACCCGGTAGGTGTAGGCCATCCCGTTCTTCGAGTAGTTGCCCTTCGTCGCTCCGATCACAACGTCCGTGTAGTCCTGCTGGGGGTCAGGCACATCCATCGCGAACATCAACGTGCCGCGGGTGGCGTCTACCCACGCCGCCGAACCGGTGACCGCCGTCCTCGCGTTGCTCGCGCTCTTGTTGATGTGTGCGATGCAGATGACCGTGATACCCAGGCGCTGTGCCAACTGGTTCAGCGGGTCGATCAGTTCACGTACGTCCACGTTCGAGTTCGGGTCGCGACCGGAAGCCATTGCCGAAAGGATCGGGTCAACGATGACCACCTTGGCATCTACCTCCTTGATCTTCTCTTCCAGTGCCCGGAGGTCTTCCGGGAACTTCGGCATCATGACACCGTTCACCTGCTTCGACTCGATGCCGAAGATGTGGAACTTCTCGGTGTCGACCCCGTTTGCCTGTGCCCTCGGGAGCACGACCTCCTCGATGCCGTCTTCGTGGCTGACGTACAGAACGTGGCTCGGCTGATCCAGGAGATACCCCTTCACCAGTCCACGGGTCACGCGTCCTGCGAGCCAGATCGAGAACGTCGACTTCGACACACCACCCATGCCCGCGAAGATGACGGCCGCACCGGCCGGGATGATGTCATCCCAGAGCCAGCGCATCTTGCGGGATCGATAGTTCGACAGCGTCTTCAGGACGCCCCGTCTGTCATCCTCCTCAGCAGGGCCCTTCACATAGTTCGACGGGTCGAACGGAATGAGGTCCGTAACTTCCCCCCCATCGAGCCAGATGTCATCGATGCCCTGCTTTTCCTTCGGAGCGGTCGTGATCGTCGCGACCGTTGCGATCCCCTGGAGCATTGTGGCCATGTGTGCCATTGCGGCCCGCCCCGGCTCATCGTTGTCTGCGATCAGGTGGACCGTCTTACCAGAGAGCGGGGTCACGTCCACCTTGTCGACGTTCGACGCGCCTCCCGGCCAGGTGGTCACGCACTCGAACCCGAGCATGAGCGCGGCGTCCACGCTCTTCTCACCCTCAACGAGGACGACTTCGTGCGAGGACTCGATCGGCTTGCTCTTCGGGTGCCGGTACAACTGCGTGACCGAACCCGGGTGGTTGTGCTGAATGATCTTCTTGCCATCCCGCGTGCGAGTACGGATGACCTCGTGTCCACCCGGATAGCGGTAGAGGGCCCTACCGTCCCGGTCGAACAGATCGTTGAGCGTCAGCCCAACTCCCTTCGCGATGTCTTCTGCCGGACAGTCGTGGCTGTGGCACCGGAGAAGAACTCCCTGGTCCCCGACCGCCACCGCGAGATTCAGGTCCTGGTCGGACCCTCCCTTCCCGTGAGCCGGACACTGCGCCCGAGCGCGCCCCCTGCCGTCGTCCTTGTACTTGTAGCCGTTGTTGGTGAGCGCTTCCAGGAGCCTCGCGTATGCGGCCGACACCGGGGTCAGGCCCTAGCCGTAGTGGTCTGGACCGAGAAGAGACACAAGGAATTGGTGGACACGAAACCCTCCGAAAGAGTAGACGAGTGCCGTGCGCCCTGTAATATGAGGAACGCGCGAGCCTGAACAACTCGATCTTAGGGACCCCCCGGACCTTGTTCAACCAAAGTCCGGGGGGTCTTTTCTCTGCTCAGTCTTCCAGTAGCGAAGAGGCGTCGTCGGGAATCTCGGGGATGGTGACGGCTCCCGTGTTCATGAACTCCGGACTCTTCAGTCGAGCCGTGAGCCACTCCGTCGCAACCGCCCGGACGGCTAGCAGGCGTACCTCCTCGGGCACGTTCTCGCTGAAGATGTTGTCCTCCATGCCCGCCTGGACGAGGTCGCGGGCGACGTGCAAGCAGGCGTCCACGACCAACTGCGGGGGGAGTCCGTGGATGTGCGTCCGGGTTGTGCCGATGGAGAAGAGGGCGTCCTGTCCATCCTCTGCCGGGTCGTGGTCGAACGAGACTTTCATCTCGAAGAAGAAGCGCTGATCTGGTTCGCAGTCCTGGTGTTCTTCCATGGTTGTTCCTCTCTGCGTGTACCCTGGAAGGGTCCTTTCTGTGGACGATGCCCCCCGGTTCTGGACCTTCCGGGGGGCATCTGAATGTCTATGCCGTTTTCGGAATGGCATCAGCCTCCAGGCGCTGACGGATTCCCTTGCGGATCACGACCGACAGAGCGGCCCTGCCCTGTGCGTAGGCCGTATCGCGCGCCGCCATCCACTGAGAGTCCGGGACATATACCGTCAGGGTTGACGACAGTGCTCCGTCCATGTCCGGAAGACTCTTGTATGCCGTGGGATTCTCGCGATAGTCATCCAGAATCTCCCGGATGACCAGGCTCACACTCTTCCTGTTCTTCCAGGCGAAGTCCTCCAACTGCGTCTTCATGGCGGGGGGCAACGAGACCTTGCGAATCCCCATCGTCACCATCGTTCCTGCTTTCTGTACGAGAGGGCCCTCGTGGCCGACGAGCCCGTTGCTTTCTGAGGTAGTGCAAGGTGTGTTCTGTGTTGTCCCCGGACCACTCCCGCTCTCGACGGTAGAGTCCACCCATCCGCGGCATCGGCTCGACGTGATACGGATTCACGCATTGCCAGTGCCGACACATGCCGCTCTCATCGCGGCAATCCCACGAGTGGTCCCGTCGCCAGAGGGTGTGGCCCGGGGGAATCGGACCCCTCTCCCACTCGTAGATGAAGCGCAGGACATGACGCAGATTCAGCGCGGGTCGCCCGTGTAGGAGCGACCCTTCCCACATCCAGCACGCACCGAGTCCTCGCCGGACATAGCGCGCCTCCACCTTCTCGCGGAAAGAGATAGGTATTTTACCCACAGACCTACCTTACTAACTCTCAAAGAGTAGCATAAACCGTACCTTACTGGAGCCTTCGCTCTTGCGGGTAATGTCGGCCATCTCTTCCATCATCTCCAGGAAGGACTGGGCGGCATTCCGCACAGGGCCCTCTGACCACGAGAACTCAACAGCCGTCGCGTGCTCACCCCGCTTCCCCTCTCGGTACTCAGCCTCAGAGACTATGAGGAAGTCGTCGGAGAACGTCTGCCGGTCACCGTACTGTGTCGGGGACTTACCTTCCTCAACGAACTTCTTGTACTGCTCCTCCGGAACTACAGCGTGCCGGATGACGACCTGGTCCCAGTCGGCCGACAGTACCTCCTCGGGGGTTACCCAAGAGACATCGACCAATTCCGAGCGTGCCGTCCACATGAGGACGGAGGCGCGCCACTCGACCGTGGCGTCATCCGGTATCCCTCGCGGAGTCGAGATGGGAACGAGGCGTTCATGACCACCGTCCTCCACGTCGTACCAGAACCCGGGGACGGCGATCATCTCCCCGTGCTTCTCCGGATGCGGAACCTCACGTGGCTCCATCCAGACCGGCTCGTGGCGACCGGCCCCGTTGCGCACGTCCGCCAGGATCGAGAAGATTTCGTAGTTCCGCGGCGCTTTCATCGCGGTTGCTATGTTCAACAGGGGTTTCCACGGCTTTCCATCGTGTGAAACTTCGACCAGGAGGTGGAGGTCGGTGCCCATGTTCTTCCTTTCGAGAGGGCCCTCTGGTGGGTAAAGACACCTGTAGGGGTGCCCCTTGCGAGGACACCCCTACAGATTGCTGGTTCGATCAGTCGGCCGTCGCGAGTTCCACCGCGAAGTGGTCCTCGTACGAGGGGTCGTACGTCTTGATCCGGCTGACAGCCTTCTCCACGAGGTTCGTGAAGGAGGCCTCGATGGACGCACGCGGCTTGCCCTCGTCCGCATCCTCCAGCGCCTTCAACTGAGGCTTCAGCGACTGCGCCGCGTGGATGAGGTCGGGCGTGTCGATGACGTAGTCACCCTCACCCTGCTGACGAGCGATGGCGAACGTCACGGCGCGCGTGATCGTCTCGCGAACGAACGCCGGGAGGAACCCGTCCATCTCCGCGTAGACCGCGTCGTAGTCGCAGTCCTCGGACAACTTGCCCTGAGGCACGACAGCCTTGATGAGGCGCTCGACACCGCCACGGTCCAGACCGGCGACCTCCACGATCGCGTCGAGACGACCCGGGCGGAGCATGCCCTTGTGGATGCGGTCCAGGTGGTTCGTCGTGAGAACGATCATGAGTTCACCACCCTTCGCCGTGATGCCGTCGAACGCGTCCAGCAGACGGGTGACGTTGGTCACGTCGCCGTCGTTCGCCTCGCCGTCGATGTCCTCCACGAAGACAACGGCGGGCTCGTAGAGGCGTGCCGTACGGAGCACGTCCTCCACCTTGTCGCGACCGGGCTTGGCGGAAAGGAACGTCCAGCCGTTGGCCGCGGCAACCTGCGCGGTGAGCAGTCCAGCCGAGGACTTGCCCGTGCCGTACGGACCGTGGAGGAGAAGGGCCCTCTTCAGGGGGATGTTCTCCAGACGGAACCGGTCGGCGTACTTGATGGGTGCCCACACCGCACCGTTGAGCATGTCCTCCACGTCGTCGGAGAACACGATCTTCGAGCGGTCGATGTCGACGTTCATGAAGTCCATCTTCTCCGCGCCGATCAGGGCCTTGCCCCGGTAGATCGAGCGGGTCTGGAGGAACTCCTGAATGTCGTTGAAGAGTTCGTGCATCTCGTCCTTGTACTTGCGAGGACCCATCGCCACGAGACGGAAGAGCGGACCGAGTTCGTCGTCCTCGATCGCACCGATGTGAATCTGGAGCCCGGGCAGGACCGGAACCTCCATGCGACCCCACGGCACCTGCATGGTGACGCCGAAGTCGACATTGATCGTCCGGGTTTCGGCCGGGATGGTTCCGAAGAACGTCTCCAGCGGCTTGCCCAGAGCCATGCCCCAGCGCGCCTTCATGCAGTGGAAGGTGGCGTGAGCGCCGTCGTCCGGCCGGTACTTGAAGGTCCGCTCGAACGTCGTGGGCGTCTCTGCCTCCTGACGGAGACGTTCGAGGACCTTGAACGCCTTGTCGTAGGTCATCCCTCTCGGCAGGATGATCTTCGGTCCGTCGTGGAACTCGACCTCATCACCCTGGATGATGTCCTTCTGCTTGACACTGCTAGCCAATGTCGTTCCTTTCTGTGCATCCGATCGGTCGATCGGAAGATTGTGTGGGGGCCGGACTGGCATCTCCTACAGTCCGGCCCCGGTGATCCCCGGAGGGCCCTCTTCGATGCGGCCCTCGATGCGTGGTACTCCCCCGACGCATGGCCGACAGGGATCACAGTGAGGGAGCGCCCCCTTCCCCGGATAGACGCTCCCTCAACTTCTATAACTATACTACCATAGGTCGATACCTATGTCAATAACTCTGAAAAGTAGAGAGGGCCCTCTGGCCAGGGCCGGGGGTTAGTTGGCACCCGGCCAGAGGGCTATTTCTCACGCGCTACGGCGACGAGCGGCGACGACCAGAGCGCCACCGAGCACGGACGCGATACCTGCCGCGATCGGGAGAAGCAGGTTCACGTCACCCCCACCCGTCTCAGCGAGGGCCGCAGGCTCGGCCTTCACCGGGGTAGTGGAGGGAGTCGGAGTGGGCTCGGGAGTGACGGGGCACTCCAGCCCATCCAGCATTCCGTCTTCGACCACGATCACGTCCGACTCGGTAACCGTCTCGGCGTTCTCGGTGTCGAGGACCCACGCCCACTGCTCCTCATCGAAGCGGTACGGCGTGGTCGTGACCTCACGGGTGACCGTGAGTTCGTCACCCACCTGGGTGTCGCAGTTGACGACCGGCTCGCTCCAGTCGGTCACCACGACATCGTCCTCAGGCTGAGGGATCGGGCACTCATCGAACGTCACGGGCCGACTGTCCGTCTCGGTCACGACGAGCGGCTCCGCGGGAACCCACTGCTTCGTCCCCTGATCCCACTCCCAGCCCTGCTCGGAGATGGTGCGGGTGCGCGTGGCGGTGCCAGACTCACAGTCCGCGGTCCAGTCGGTCCACTCGCTGTAGGTCACGACGGTATCGGGCATCTCGGGGAGCGGACATGCGTCCACACTGCCCATGATCGCCTTCGTCCAGCCCTTCGTGCCGTCCGGGTCATTCCATGCCACGAACCGGACCTCGTAGGTGTGGCCGGTTCCCGCCAGGGGCACGTACCACTCCCCGCTCACGCCGAACTCGGTGACCCCGAGGCTGACGCCATCCACGATGACCTCCACCGTGTTGGGCGTGTTGTCAGCGGGCGTCGCGGGAGTGACCTCCGTCCATTCGTACACCGCCTCCTGTGCTGGAACCTCTGCGCTGATGAGCGGCGCGGGGCCGTACACCGCGTCCTTCGCCGGGACCTCGGGCGACACCAGAGGGCCCTGTCGAGTGTTGCCGGTCGCATACCAGCCGAGGGAGTGGTCGTTCTCCTCCGCGTTCCAGTTCGGGTCGCTCTTCCACGTGGTCTTCCATGCGAACCACTTGTGGCGGAACTCATACTCCGTCTCGTACACAGCGGGCTGGTACTCGACGGCCGGAGTGATGAGCGGAGGCTCGCCGTACACGGCGGGCTGGTAGGGCACCGCCTCCTTGACGACGACGTTCTCGTACACCGCGTCGGTTCCCGGCTTCGTCTCGTAGTACTCAGCCGTGATGATGAGCGAGTCACACGTAGCCGAAACCTCCGGTGTATGTGCGCTCGCGGCCGTAACCCCCACGAAGGGGGCGGCGACCAGGCTTGCGGCAATGACCGCACCGCCCAGCGCCTTTGTGATCTTGTTCATGTTCTCTTTCCTTTCTCTCCTGGAGACAAGGGGTCCCCAAGTTCTGTGGGGAGGACCAGAGGGCCCTCCAAATTCATGCCGTCACTGCGACCGGGTGAACCCCAGCCGATGTCTGCCCAGTTGCCATCGCTGTTCAGGTAGTGGAACCGGTAGCCGCCAGTGTGGTACGGGCCGACATAATCCCGTGCGGCTGTGGGATCGGCCATCCGATAGATACCCGGCTCCGTAGGCAGGGGCTCTGAGACGACCGTCACCGTGACCCCCTCATCCCTCGGGATGATCCACCCCGTTTTCCCTCGCTCGTTTTCCAGTCGGATGCATTGGGAATGGGTATCTCCCGCATCACTCCCGGTGCCGACCTCGACCACACGCGCACGGTATGTGACTTCGACTTCTTGCCCAACGCGGTAGGGCCCTTCACTCGGCATCGCCTTGCTCCTTCTCGAAGGGAGTCGCCAGCATGGCCACGACTCCACGAACCTCGACCCACTTCACCGTCAGCGGAGGGCCCTCCTGGAAGTAGAAGACCGACTCCATCAGGTCATCGCCCCCTTCTTCGGCTGGCGCATACCTGTCCTCCGTGCCACTCAGGAGTCCGGTGTTGACGGACCTGCGGCCGTCACGTCCGAACACCTGGATGCCGACCGGGATGGAGAAGAGGAACGGCGATAGCGTGTACGCGTCCGTTATCTCTGTCCACCCGTTGCTCGGGTTCGCCTGGTCGAACTGGGGGAGGTCGGCGTTCACACTGTTCCTTCTGTAGAGGGCCCTTCGTAGAACCCGTGGTCATTCAGCATCTGCATCGCACGCTCTGCGAGCGACTTCAACTCGGCTCTCTGCTCTTCGGCCGTCATCATCTGCCAGCGTTGATGATGTACCTCGAAGTCCTCCCATCCATCGGGAGGCTTGATGTCCGTCTTCTCCCAGTCGATCCAGGCGTAGTAGCACCCGGCGATCATGGCGATGTAGTCCGGCTGGTCGCCGTCGAACGATAGAAGGTCGGCATTCTCCCGTGTCCACAGCATCACATCGACAACATCGACATCGATGCCGTGCCACTTTCCCCACCGACCCATGCACTCATGAGCGATCGCCATCATCAGGTGATACCGGAACGGATCGCTCCCCCAGTTGTCGTCACCATGGTTCGTCTTGTCGTCGTTGATGTGTCCGATGGACGCCTCTTCGATCTTGACTGCGAGGTCTTCCCCGAAGCGCTCCACGAACGAGTCGCGGATGCTCACCCCTCGCCCTCGCCAGCCTGCGCCATAGCCCCCGGGATGCGGGTGGCGAGCGTGTGGGCCAGCATGCCGAGGTACGTGAGGTCGGCCATCTCCACGTACGGTCGCGACTGCTCGACGGTCAAACCCTCCGGGAGGTCAACCACCTTCTCCATGGCGGACTTGGCCTCAAGAAGGAGCATGTCACGCTCCGCGTCGGAGAGGTTGCACCCGACCCTCAGCAACCCCAACATCATGTTGACGGAGGGATCGTACTTCGATGCGAAGATTTCCGACGCCTCTTCGGGCGTTATGTCACCCAGTTCGGAGATGGGTGTGCTCTTGTCCCACGTGGTCATGATTGCCTTTCTGCCTGGAGGGCCCTCTCTGCCCTGCGCTCATCGATGATGGCCGACAGCACCGCCTGCTCACGACGGGTCATCGAGCCGTAGAAGTACTCGTACGCGACATCAACCGCGTCGTAGATGGGGTCGAAGTACACGTTGCCGATGAACTCGACGTTCTCCCACACTTCGAGCAGGTCGTCCTGGGCGTTGTTCAACTTCGGAGTCACGCGCTTGAACTTGGCGAGCCGCTGGAAGGTGACCACGTTGGCCTCACCTTCCTCGTACATGCGGTACTCCGTCGCCTCCTGCTCGATGACCTCGGCCTGCATCTCGGCAGTGAAGGGCCCTCCAATCAGGTGCTCGAACATGTTCCGGTCGCAGAACCAGAACGAGTTGTTGATCCTGCGGAGCACGAGCCCGTGATGGATCATCGACCAGCGCGCCAGAATCTCGGCGGCTCGCTCGATACCCAACTCCTGTGAGTACAGATCGAACGCCTCCACGATCCGCCCGGGGTAGTCGTACAGGGCGGGAGGGCCCTCTACGTTGAAGCCCCACAGTGCGGCGTAAGGCGGCGTGTAGACGCCGGTCACCCTGTCGCCAGTCGTCCGCGGGTTCGACGGCAAGGGATCAGGGGCGATCACCAGCCGCGCACTCTTCGTGAGTTGAACCATGTCGGTCATCGGTAACTCTCTCTCTGGTCCCGATCAGGACCCTCTCTTACCTGTACTACTATACTACCTTAGGTCTACACCTAAGTCAATCCCACTCCGGGGGCTTGGGTCCGAGCCACTCCGCCTCGGTGGGGGAACCTTCAATAGCGCGTCGTCCGCAGTCTTGACAGACGTTCAGGTCTGCCGTGACAGGCAGGTCTGTCTCGGGGATGGGCATGTTTTCCTGCACCCAGATCGCGGCTCCGCAGTCGTCGCAAGTGTGAATCCTGGAGCCCGAGAGCAGGCCGATGAGCGGGTTGTCATCGACCTTCAGGCAGATGCGCATGCGGTAGTTGACGCCTTCGTCATAGAAGTCGGATGGGAGTGGCAAAGGAAGCGCCCTTCGTAGGTGGTGGATGTGTTCTTGGGGAGGACCCCCCTCTGCGATAGAGGGCCCTCCCCTGGCCGACTAGTCGACCTGTGCCCGGGCGTCCCAGGCGCGAGCGGAGAGGGGCAGACCCTTACCCTCCACCTTGGCGCGGCTCTCCGAGGCCGCGACCTTCGTCACAGACTCGGCCGCGAGGGTCTTGTCCCCCACGACCTCGGTCGCACGCTCCAGCGTGGCAGTGGCCATGCTCTGTCCTTTCTCTTCGTGGACCCGGCGTCGGTTGACGACGGGCTACACCGTCACGGGGACGGTGTTCTTCACCGCGAGCCACCAACGGTTGCCCAGGTGAAGCGTTCGGTGGTCCGGCCGACGACCGAGAGGGTCGTGCTTGACCCGTCCCTTGACGTAGTACAGGCCATCGTCTGCGATGTACCGGTACTCCGCGACGTGGTTCGTGCGGTAGATGACACCCCATGAGAGGGCCCTCTCCCGCCAGAGGTCCTGGTCAGGCTCAGGGTTGAAGTCCCGCTCCATCTGGATGAAGAACACGTCACCCTGGCGACGGACCTTCTTCCCCTGTGCCTCCGCGACCTTCACAGCGTGAGGCTTCAGCGCCTGATACGCCTCTTCGATCGTGGTCGGCTCGGCCTCGGGCGGCAGTTCGCAGAAGAAGTACGACAGCCCCGGCTCATTGAGGTCGTACCCCGCCAGGAAGTATGCCTTCCTCTTGTGGCCATAGGTGCGCACCGTCGCCCTCAGAAGTTGCTGTGGGGCACGGAGGGGACGCGGTTTGCGCTCGATGTCGATGACCTCAACGGACGATTCATCGATACTCGCCTGCCGCAGGACGGAGAAAGGAACGGAGAACGCCATGCCACCCGAGTGATGGACAGCCGCGTAGATTTCTCGCGTTCGGCCGACCGTCAGGATGTTCGGGAGTGCGACCTGCACAACGCCGACGCCATCGTTCCTGGTCGTGACGTACCGTGCCAGGTTTTCGGTGCCCGATCCATTCCGGATCAGTCCGCCGTAGAACGCCATGTTGCGCGCGTCCGGCTGTAGGCCATCCGTCTCCCATGGAGAACGCGGGTGTCGATGGTTCCAGTCGTACCAGCGCTCGACCAGCCGTTGCCGTTTGCGGTTGGGCATATCTGTCCTTTCCCCCGATCAGAGGGCCCTTTGTCTTTCTCTGAATGAAACCCCCTGATGCCCGAGAGAAAGAGAGAGGGGCACCAGGGGGAGAATGTGGGCTCCCCCGCGCGAATCCGCTGACCCGTGAATATCCGCGCGGGGGAGGGTCTTACTTGAAGGACTCGCCTTCGGTGAGCGTCGTTGCCGACAGGGTGTGGGCGGAGGCGAGAACCTTCGCGAGTTCCACGTTCTCCATCTCCCGGAGAATGTGGCCACCCGTGATGCCGCTGATGTACCACTTGGACTTGGCGGCGACCCAGAGCGCGATGTAGGTGTACGTCGGCGCGGCCTCGTCGTTGAGTTCGAACTTGTAGTCGAACCGGATGACGGTCTTGTCCGGGAGGTACGCACCCTGGACGACCATCGCGGCGTTGAGGGAGTCGATTGCGCTGAGCGCCTCAGCCGCCTCCGTCACCTTCTTCTTCTTCTCTTCGGCCATGAGAGGGCCCTTTCTGTGTGAGGTAGCCGACGATCAGAAGTCGTCGGACAGGAGGTCCAGCATGACGGCGAGGTTCAGGCTGGAGTGGATGAGGATCGTCTCTTTGATCGCGGTGTACGGGTTGTACGACCAGCAGTCGAAGCGGCGATCGATGTTCTGCTCCGGGATGTAGAGCGAGAGGGAGACGCGATGCTTCCCCTTCTTGTCGGACCAGGCGAGTTCGACTTCCCACATCCAGTCACCCATTGCGATCTGGCCTGCGTTGTCGTCGTTCCACTCGACGCCGATCCGCCGACGCAGGTGGCGGCGCATCAGCGCGTGATCCGCCTCAACCTCGCTCTCCGTCTTCGTCCCCACCGGGGCTTCAGTGGCTGTCGCCATCTTCTTTCTCTCCTCCTGGGCCAGAGGGCCCTTCGTTGGCTGTCGGATCGGTGACGTGTAGTTCGTTGTCGTCCACGCGGGATTCCACCTGATCTGACTCGGTGAACCGGACGCGTTTGCGTGCGGCATAACCCCACCTACCCATGCGTGGGCCGGGGTTGCTCTGCGAGAACGCGCTTGATGGTGCGCAGATGGTTCTCAGGTATCTCGCTGGTGCCATTCGTGAGCACATGCCAGTAGGCGGTCTTGTCTATCGGACAGTCGCCGCACGTGCGGGGCGAGAGGATGCCCCAGAATCCCACGAATGGGGGGTAGTCCCACCCCTGGCTGAACGCCTCTTTCTCGGTGAGGTCCTGCTCTTTGCCGCAGACCTCGCAGAGGTAGTGCGAGAGGTTCTCTTCGTTCGGCTTCTCTTGCGCCGCGAGTCCAGCCGCAAGTTCTTCCGGCGTCGGGTTCCACTCAGCCGCGGCCATCTTCTGTTCGTCGCTCATGTTCTTTCCTTCTTCGGACACAGGTAATGCCCGCCACCGTAGCGACGGGCATCGAACCTGAAGGGCCCTCTGGCCTGGGTAGCGGGGGTTGCAATGTCCCTTCTGACCCCACCGCTTCTTCGGCGTGACCTTACTCGCCCCGCCAGAGGACCCGGCTTATCGGTTGAGCCGCTCTAGTTCCTGGCTCAGGGTGTCAACGACCTTCTGTGCGGCGTCGATCCGCTTCTGCCACATGCGTTCCTCGTGTGGCGCGAGGGAAATCTGGGATGCCTTACGGTCGCGCAGGGCGATCTGCTTGTCACGGTATTCCGTGGCGACCCTCAACCTGCGTTGTGTCTCTGCTACTGCGGCGTACCAGTCCGACAGGTGGTGCAGTGGAGTCTTGATAGCCATCTCTCTCTTCTCTCTCTGGCTAAAGGGCCCTCCGGGGGGAGAGGGGGGACACGTGGGGCATCCCCCCTCTCAGCCGTCACACGGCAACGAGCGCCTCGACCTGCTCGATGACCTTGTCGAGTGCCTCATCGATCTTGGCGACCTTCTTCGCGCGACGTTCCGCGTCGATCGGCTTCTCGCCCTCGACCTCCACCGGAACCTTGTCGAGCAGGTTGTGGAGAGTGTCCACCTTCTCGTTCGCCACGGAGAGGGCCCTTTCGGCCTCTTCGTCTGCGGCGTGAACCCGCTCGTTGTGCGCGGCCCACTTCGCCAACTGCGAGAGGGCCCTTTCATTGATGTCGGCCACGATGGCCTCCTTTCTTCTGTGGGCAATCTCCCACCATCTATCTCTATACTACCATAGGCCTAGACCTATGTCAAGCCGGAGAACCCTCCGTCAAGCGGGGGGAGCCTGGACCAGAGGGCCCTCCGGGGTCTGTGTCATCCCGCGATGCCGTCGATCATGACGATGGCGAGCACCGCGAGAAGGAATCCGAACGACAGCATGCACAGCCAGTCGATGACGTTCCGCAGGCCGAGGGATGCGAGGAAGTTCTTCATGAGAGGGCCCTTCACTCCGCTTCCCAGGACTCATCCTTGACGGCATCCTCGCGCGTCGTGTGGAACCACGACACAGGATGACGGCCGAGGTTCGTCGGTTGCGTGCAGGGGCGACCTGGTTTCGCCTGGCAGTTGGGGCAGGTCACCGTGATCGGTGAGGGAACCTCCACGATCGGCTCTGCCTCGCCCCGTTCGATGGCTCCCGTGACGTGATGACGGAGCCGTGCCAGAGGGCCCTCTTCGTTGATGGTCATGCGCTTGCCTCTCTCTGTGCGGCGCGGATGGCGTCTTCGACAGCCAGGCATCGACGGTCCAGGACCTCGACGCGGGCGTGGTTTCCGGAGTTGAGGTGACGGATGGTGTGAAAGGTGATGGTGTCGCGCAACCAGGCGAGCGCCATGATCCTCTGTTTGATCTGGTATCGGGTGTTCATGATGAAGGGCCCTCCAGTTGCTCTCGGACACGCTCGATGCGCCCCCGCGTGCGTTCGATGGCGTAGAACATCTGCCGCGTGCGTGTAGGGAGCCGATTCCATGGCTCAACTTGTGCGCGTGTGGTCTGCTGGTAGCGCCGCTTCGCGGCCGACCATGCTTGCAGGTCGATGAGGTCGGCGTTCGTCATGGCATGACCTCCGCGACGCCATCTTTCAGGACCACAATGTCGTTCCCCTGGCCGTTACCCCGGGTGTCGGCGTCCCAGTAGCAGTTGTCGGAATCTTCCGTGACGCAGGGAGGGAGCAGAGGGCCCTCTGTCTGGCCGGAGATGACATTCTGAGCGGCGAACGCGAGCACGACGGTGGAGATGCCCAGCGCGAGGATTGCGATGACGAGAGCGCCGATGAGCGTGGAACGGAGGGCCCTTTGCGAGACGTTCATCGTTCCGTCTCCGGCTCGAAGTCGCAGTCCCAATGCTCCGTCTTTGGGTGACGGATGCCGTGGACGGGGCAGACAGACGGCTCCGCGGGGAGGGGAGGCGTGACGAGGCGTTGACCACGCCCGGTCCCGAGTCCGATTCCCCAGTCACGGAAATGCGTGGGGCACATGTTCGCCCACGGTCCGCCGACTGTCTTTCCGTCGAAGAGGGCCCTTTTCGGTGAGTCCACATGGAAGACATGCACGCACACGTCACACGTGGGCAACGTCGACACGGCGACAGCCTCCCCCTTAGGGAAGTCCGACACCTGCGACGTGAGAGGGTCGTGAGTGGCGACCTGAACCATGATCGGTTCCTCTCTGAGGGCAAAGGGCCCTCTGTTTCTTGTTTGATGAGCGATGACGGGAGATACGTCATCTTTGTTGACCTACTACTATACTACCCTAGTCCTAGGCCTAAGTCAAGCGCTACCAACTCCACATTCCCTGACGCCAGGGCATGACAAAGGGTCCTCCGAAGAGGACCCCTCAGGTCACCGCGTGACGGCGTACGCCTCCGCGATTTCGGCCGGTGTGATCGCCTGGCAATCTTCCACCGTGTGCTCTTCGTGCGTCATGCACAATTGGCATTCCATCGTTCCGATCCTGTCTAAGGGCAAAGGGCCCTTTGCTCTGCCAGGAATGCCCCATGAGGGGCACCCTGTCACCACGTCACGAGCGTCGCCGTGACTCGGTATACCTCATAGGGGATTCCGTGGTCATACTGGGAGTGTTCCATGATGCGGAACACGGAATCCGTGTCCAGCACGTCGAAACCCTCCCCGAATCCGCATTCACAGCGGAGTCCCATGAGCGGCTCATCTGCCGCGCTGATTTCGCGGGAGATGCGCTCTGCCGCCTCACGCGTGGGAATCATGATCGCCATGTCATTACCTCTCTCTAGGGTCGATAGACCCTCTCTCTCGGTTTCGTCAAGGTTGAGTCATGGGATGCATAGGGCACTAGTAGGGGGGAGGGTCCCGAGGTGGAACCCTCCCCCGCTAGGGAACGTCAGGCGTTCGCGGGAACCTTGCGGTCCTCCAGGAATGCCGACAGTTGCGCGAGAGCGTCCAGCGTCTGCTGGACCTCTTCGTCGCTGAACGCGTCCACGTTGGCGGATGCCCACGTGAGAGCGGCAATCACGTTCTGAGGCGTGATCACCGGCGTGGTGCCGCCTCCGCCACCCGCGCCACGCGCGCCCCGCTTCTGCTTGCGGATCGCCGTGAGCGTGTCGGACTCTTCGTTCGCGAGTTTGACGAAGTCGCCACCCTCCAGGGTCGCCGACGTGACGCGCTGGACGATTTCGGCGTGCCCCTCAGCCGTGATGCTGTGGAGGCGGAACGCCGCGGTCACGTTCAGGATGTCCGGCGTGAGGCCAGCCGCCAGCACGTGAGCGTAGGCGTTCGTGCGCTGTTTGATCGCCGTCGTGCTCACGCCGATGCCCCCGGGCTTGTTGGCGGCAATCTTTGCCGCCTCTTCGAACGCCGGACCATCCGTGGGGATGCCGTAGCGCTCTGCGAGAGCGCGCATCGTCGCCAGGGAGAGATTCTTGCGCGCCTCCGACACCTCAGCGTCGGGGACGTTGTGCATGTATCCCCACGCGATTTCGCACTGGCTGAGGATCGCGGAACGGGTGTCCGCGACCTTTGCGTACGCCTCAGCCGCGCGCTCGATCGACGTGTAGTTGGGAGTGGACTTAGGCATTGGGATGCCCCTTTCTGATAGCAAGCGCTATCGGTTTGCGAAAGTGCCCTTTGGCACTCTCTGTTAGTGGATAGTGACGCGCCTATGCGCGCCGTGCCGCGTAGTTACGCGGGAGTTAGTGCAACTAGTGAACTAGTGGCCTATGTATCCCATGACTCTGTGGAGTTGTGAAAGTTCTCGCGCCTATCGTCTCTTGCTTCCGCTGTACGTTCGCGCATATAGAGCGGGGGATGCCTAGCATCCGGCGTGTCAGTCCATCCGGGCGCACACTTTCTACGCGCGTTCTCTGCCTGTCCGGAGAGGCTCTGTTGCCTCCCCCGCTCCGCTGTTCGTTTGTTGAGTACTACGTTACGCCTCCCCCTACCCTAGGCGAAATCGAAGGGCCCTTTTCTGTCATCGCTAGGCGTTGTGGTGTGCAGATGGGGTATCCGGAGTAACCGTCCCACAGAACCCGAGAAGGGGTTGAGAAGACATGAAGAAATACACAGACGCAAGGACCCCCCGAAAATGGCCCCCGATCCCAGTCGGGAGTAGGGGAGAAGGGGGTTTGAGGGTGTAGTCTCCAGAGAGTACACCGTGTAGTCTGTAGAGAGTACAAAAGTAGTCTCTGGAGAGTACAAGAGGGGGGGTCAACCAGATGGCCAAGAGTCTGGGAACGCACGGCCCGATGGTTGAGAAGGTACTCGCTGACGGGACCAGGGTCAAGGTGAGCCCGCCGCGTCGCAGGACCCCGAGCAGTGTGGATGGACCGGCGTACATCATGCTCGACATGGACACGGCGGTGACCGTCCCGGACCGGCTGAACCGGACTCAGCAGAAGATCATGAACGTGGTGCTCTCGGAGTACCGCCTGGGAGAGCCCTACTGTCTGCTCACGGCATCTGACATCGCGCTCCGCGCGGGGATCAGCAGGCAGAACTGCGCGAAGGCGATGAAGGAGTTGGTCGAGGGAGCGTGGCTCTTCAAGATCAGCCCGAAGTGCTGGCGGGTGAACGCACACTACGGGCACCGTGGGAACAGGGAGCAGTGGCAGGAGATGAAGAGGATGGAGGAGCCGCCGCGATGGTGACGAAGACTCCCCTGCGCCGGGAGCATGGCGCACTTGTGACTCACGGCCGGAGCCGCTTCCTGGTCGGATCGGCCGCAGAGGCTGTGCTGTCTGTGCTCGCGCGCCGTGGACTCCGGATGGATCGCGATGACGTGTTCAACCTCGCGTGCATGAGCCACTCGACGCTCTACATGGACCTGGACGAAACCATAGACGCCCTCATCGCTGCGCGCCTGGTCCGCCAGTATGGTGACGGAATCATCGGCATTGCTGGCGGGACGTTCACGATCACGCCTGTCGACTCCGACACGAGTCCTCAGTGGTTTCAGGGGCTCGACCTGGAGGAGCGCATCGGGCGGCGGGAGGAAGTCGACTGCCTTCCGGACGTGACGCGCCTCATGCCTGGCGAGACTGGTGTGGTGTGGGAATGACACGTCGCGTACGCACCCTGGACGAGTTCATCGCCGGGGCCGAGTACTGGCAGGGCTTCTGCATCGACATCGACGCCATGGACCTCCACGACTACCTGCTCGACCTGGAGGAGTTCCTCAGGGGACACCAGGAGCGAGAGCGCTAGAACGAAAATTTCTCGGTCACCGCACCTTTGGTACTAAGTCGGCGCTCCGAGTAATGTGGGACATATGACGAAGAACATCACCATCACGTTCACCGACCAGGGCGGCATCAGCATCACCACGACCGATGGAGTGGCGATCCGCGAGATGAAGGCGTCGATCAAGATGATCGAAGCATTGGTCGAGGCACAGCCGCGCGCCATCGTTCCCACGCCCGACACGATGATGAAGGCGTGATGGCGCACAAGTACTACACGCTCTCGAAGAACCAGATGCGCAGTCTCAACCGCGTGAACGACCGGGTGGACATCTCGACCATCGCGGCCGTCGATCTGGAGGCGCTGAAGTTGGTCTACCTGCGTGAGACGAACGACGGCATCGAGGTACACCTGACGAATCGCGGCCGAGCCGCCCTGGTCTCCGGCCAGGTAGACATCACGGGGATGTGACATGGGAATCGGCGGACACATGCTGGGCGACAGGAAGTTGCGCTGGGTCAACCGGAACACCGGCATGAACTTCGATCGCGCGTTCCGTTACCACGATCAAGGCGAGGGTCGATTCCGGAACGAGAGCGGCGAGTGCGAGCACTGGGACATCAACTTCCGCACCTGGGAGGTCCAGCGGTGCTACGACGGGCACTGGGCCTCTTGTTACGGTAGGTAGACACCTAACTTCTGTAGTGGTATACCTTAGATACCCCCACCGAGGATCGCCCCCCGATTCTCCTCAGATGAGGCCCCGCCGCTTGACCCCCCGTCGCGGCGGGGCCTCTGCCATACACTCAGGGCATGGTGACCATGATCTTCGACCCGGCTGACGTGAACATGGCTCTCCGCACGGCGGACCTGCGGCTCATGTACCGCGCGATCCGCAATGACGGGATCGTGGAGTGGACGCCCCTGGATGAAATCCGGAAGCCGAGCAACCACCCCGACGATTTCACCCGTCCGGCGTGGTAATGTCCCACACATGCGATGGACAGTGACGGGAATCGACCAGGGCTACTACTGGGTCATGCTCGTGGCTGATGACGACCACATGGTCAAGATGCACCCGATCCCTTTCCAGGATGCTCGCGAGGCACAGCACGCCGCCGACCGTCTGAATAAGAACTACTTCCCGGGGTAATTACGCATTCTGTGCCACGATTGAGATATGGCACGTCCTCCTCTCGGTCCCCAGGCGATGGACCACACGGTGAAGTTCCGTCTGCGTGGCGACGAGATGAAGATGCTGGAGAAGATCGCGCAGGGGAGGGCCCTTTCTGCCGCTCTGCGTGATCTGATTCACGACGAGTACCACAGAATGCGGCATCCTGGTACGTAGTTAGTCACGTACAGGAGGGCCCTATGGCTGAGAAGAGCGTCGAACTTCAGAGTGCCATCACCCGCGTGGGCACACCGCAGGACTGGAAGTACGTCGAGTCGATGTCGGAGGTTCAGGCGCGGGCCATGACCTCGATGTGGGTCCTCGGTGCGGACTATGTGGACATCGCTGACAAGTGGCAGTGCTCCATTGCGGCCGCACGCCTGGCCGTCGAGCGCACTCTGGCCGACTCTCTGGACGACACCGAGGACCGGTCGAAGCAGAGACGGCGTCTGGTTATGCAGTACGACGCTCTTCTGCGCGAGTACATGCCCCTTGCCCTGAAGAAGGGCCGGGACCAGCAGGGCTTCGGCCGTCTGGTCATGCAGATCGCGCTCCAGAAGTCGAAGTTGCTCGGCCTCGATGCCCCCATGGAGGTCAACGTGAACATGCCGACGAGCCAGGAGATGCTCGACTGGGCCGGTCAGGTGCTCGCGTTGAAGGGAATGGGGCTCCCTGAGGAGGGTGACCCCTTCCTCGAACTGGAAGAGAACCCTGAGACGGGGGTGTACGAATGACCGAAGGGCCCTCTTCGGGCTGGCAGGCCGACGTTCTGGCCGCTCTGCCCCAGCCGCGCATCGAAGTGCGGGCGAATACGTGGCCGGATGCCTACGATGTCATCAAAACTGCCGCGTATAACCGCCGAATCCCCGTGAAGGAGTTCATCGGGCGGGCCGCTCTGGCTATCGCGGTGTTCGACAGCAACGGAGACATCGTCTGGAAGGACATCACGCGGAATGAGCCGCCGATGCACGACCTTCGTCGGCACAATCTGCCCCCGAAGCGGAAGTTCGGGCATGATTTCGGCCCCTGGGAGATTGTGGGAATGACATGAAGTCCTTCGATGGCGATGACGAGAAGGATCAGGACCTCACTCCGGCCGAGGTTCTGCGTCGCGCGACGAAATGGGCACCCGATGCCCGCGCAGAGGCGCAGAAGTTGGTCGAAGATGTCATCGAGGGGAACCTCAGGGCCTGGTACTGCACGCGAGGGAGGGTCTGTGACGGCAAGCCGCACGATGGCTACCCCTATCCGCACGCTCGTGGTGACCAGTGGCCCCCTCCGGGAGAGGACTGGTTCGCGTGGTTCCTGAGCGGCGGTCGCGGTTCCGGCAAGACCCGGACTGGAGCCGAGTACGTGCGGCGGATGAGCGAGCGCGTCGGGCGCATCGCCCTGATCGCACCGACCGGCGCGGACGTTCGAGACACGATGATCGAGGGTGAGTCCGGACTCCAGTACGTCTGCGCTCTCGCCGGACAGAAGATCAAGTGGGAGCCCTCGAAGCGGCGCGTCACCTTCCCGAACGGGTGCATCGCCACCACCTTCTCGGGAGAAGAGCCTGACCGACTCCGTGGTCCTCAGCACGGCTTCGCGTGGCTCGATGAGCCTGCCCACATGCCGCTGATCGAGGAGGTCTACTCGAACCTCCTGTTCGGTCTGCGTCTCGGACGCCGCCCCCATGTGGTCCTCACGTCCACCCCGATCCCGACGCCCTGGGTCCGGAACATTCAGGAGGACCCGACGACCCGCGTGGTCCGCGTCTCCACGTTCAAGAACATCGACAACCTCGCGCCGAACTTCCGTGACCTCGTGATCGCGCAGTACGACGGAACGCGGAAGGGTCGTCAGGAGTTGTACGGCGAACTCCTCACCGATGTCGAAGGTGCGATCTGGCAGGCCGACTGGCTCCACCACGCGCAGAAGGCTCCGGACCTGGACCGCATTGTGGTCGCGATCGACCCGGCCGGTACGGCAAACCGCCGCTCCGACGAGACGGGCATCGTGGTCGTGGGTCGCCGGGGCAACGAGGCGTATGTCCTCCACGACGCCTCCGCACAGTACTCCCCGCAGGGCTGGGCCGAGAGGGCCCTTTCTCTGTACGAGCGGTATGAGGCAGACGCCATCGTGGTCGAGAAGAACTTCGGTGGCGACATGGTGAGGGACGTGATCGTCCGCACCGAGCGTGGTCGGGAACTCCAGCCGCGCATCATCGTCAAGACCGCAACGCGCTCGAAGCAGTTGCGCGCGGAGCCGGTCGTGGCGCTCTACGAGCAGTCGCGTGTCTGGCACGTAGGAGACGTGGCGAAGTTGGAAACCGAGATGCTGTCCTGGATTCCGGGCCAGGGGGACAGCCCGAACCGAGTGGATGCTCTGGTCTGGGCCATCTCCGAGTTGATGAACTCGACCGGTCTTGGTCGTATTCGTAGTGCTCGTGGCAGTAACATTCGTCCCAACGGGCCTTTCGGCATGCCCGGACGGAGGATCGCGTGATGGCAGTCACCCTGGGAGAAATCCCTGTCGCGGTTCTCGCTATCGTCGTGGCGGTGCTGGGAGTCGCGCGCCTCACCCGTGCCATCGTGTACGACGACTTCCCGCCTTCCGTGTGGTGGCGGATCAAGTGGTCAGAGTGGACGAAGGACGGGCCCTGGGCGAATCTGTTCCTCTGTTGGTGGTGCCTCTCCTTCTGGGTGGCACTCTTCTGTATCGGGTGGTTCCTGATCGGGCTCCTCGTTACCTGGATCGCCTGGGCATGGTGGATTTTCTGGGGCGGACTCGCCCTGGGCTATCTGGCCGCGATGGTGATCGTCCGCGATGAGCCGAAGGAATAGGAGATAGGCAATGCCGCGTAGGCAGGAGTTTGAGGCGCGGGTCTATGCGACCCCTCACGCCCGCGTGGCGGCGGCGACTCGGTACACAATGCGCAAGGGTGAGGACAAGGCTCCCCCGCGCGATGACAAGGCGTGGCAGGATCGCGCCTGGGTCTGGTACGACACCATCGGTGAGTACCGCTATGCCTGCGCCTGGGTCGGCAACCTTCTCTCTCGCGCGCTTCTGTTCGCGGCCGAGGGTGGCCTCCCGACGAAGAACCCCGACGCGGTCGGTGCAATGGAGGCGCTCTTCGGAGGTCACGACGGACAGCGAGAGATGCTCCGCCAGTTGGGCATCCAGTTCACGGTGGCCGGTGAGGCGTACATCGTGGGCGAGGATGGCGGCGAAGACCCTGGCGACCGGTGGTGGGTGGTTGCCGCCTCGGAGATTACGAAGAACGGGGACACCTGGAAGGTCGGCAAGAAGGCTGTTGACGACCCTCTCGTCATGCGGCTGTGGCGTCCTCACCCCCGCGCGAACAACAAGCCCGACTCCCCGAGCCGCGCGATCCTCCCGATCCTGTCTGAGATTGACGGTCTGACGAAGCACGTCTCCGCCCAGATCGACTCGCGCCTGGCTGGTGCGGGCATCCTGCTTCTGCCTGATGGCATCTCGTTCTCCACGACGGCATCTTCCGAGGGCGGCGAGAAGAGCGTCACCGGCGAACTCGATCCGTTCCTGGAAGAACTGATGGAGACGATGATGCTCGCGATCCGGGACCGCTCGGATGCGTCGGCTCTGGTGCCGATCATCCTCCAGGCTCCGGGTGAGCATCTCGACAAGGTTCGCCACGTCGTCTTCAGCACTCCGCTCGATGAGCAGTCGATTGAACTCCGCAAGGAGGCGATCCGTCGCCTGGCTCTCGGTATGGACATGCCTCCCGAGATTCTCACCGGCACCGGGGAAATCAACCACTGGGGTGCGTGGCAGGTTGAGGAGGCCTCGATCAAGGCGCACACCGAGCCGCTCCTGCACATCATCACGGACTCTCTGACCGAGGGCTACCTGCGTCCGTACCTCGAAGCGTCTGGCATGTCCGAGGAGGAGGCGCGGAACTTCACGATCCAGGCCGACACGTCGGCCATGCGCCTGCGCCCGAACCGCTCGAAGGAGGCGATCGAACTCTACGACCGGGCACTCCTGTCGAAGGAGGCGACCGTCCGTGAGAACGGCTTCGATGAGGCCGACATCATGAGCGACGAGGAGATTACGGAGTTCTTCACGCAGAAGGTGGCGGGCGGATCGACCACGCCGGAACTCGTGGCTGAGGCTCTGCGCATCCTGGGTGTCCCGGTGATGAACACGCCGCAGACGACCATCGAGGTTCAAGAGTCTCGTCCGACGCGCTCCCTCCTGGAGCACCCTGAGAACAACCCCCCTGACATCGAGGAGACGCGCGTCATCTCCGATGAAGCCGCGGCCGTTGCAGAGGTTGTGGTGTTCCGCGCTCTGGAGCGTGCCGGGAACCGCATCAAGAACAAGTACAAGGACCGCATCTCGATGGGCGCGGAGAAGGTTCCCGCCCACACGCTCTACCGATTCACGGCCAAGATGCAGGACCCGGAGGTTGATGACATCCTCATGGATGCGTGGTCCTGTCTCGCCGCTCTGCCCCCGATTCCGGTGAAGGCGTCGGTCCTCGACTCGTACGTGCGGCACCTGATCGACAACAACTACCCGCACGAGTCGCAGTACTTCCGCCGCTACATCCGCCAGCACATGGAGGACTGATGGAGCCTCAGGAGTTCGCCGCTAGGCGTCGCGTGGAGTTCGAGCGCGTCGACGCCGAACTGATGCCCTCTACGGAGAGGGCCCTTCAGCGGTACGCGCAGGGCGAGGCGGACTGGTGGAGCGAACTGGAGGACGATGCCTCGGTCCTCTGGCTGGAGCACTTCCAGGCAGAGGCTCCGAACGCGGACCCGGATCGGTTCCTCGCGCGGTTCCGAGAGTCGGTCGGGGAGTCTCTGGCGCAGACGACGCCGCCCACGGACCCGCCCGACTCTGTGCAGGTGGAACGGGTGGCCCGGTGGCTCGGCACCTACACGGTGAACGATGCGACCTGGGCTGGAGCGGGTGCCCGTGGCGTCCGCTTCAAGCGCTGGACCACGATGCACGACTCTGAGGTTCGCGAGACTCACGTCGTTGCTGATGGACAGGTTCAGCCGATTGGGGCACGCTTCAATGTAGGCGGGTACGAACTCCGGTTCCCTGGCGATCCGGTCGGCCCCGGCGACATCTACATCAACTGCCGGTGTGTTGTTCAACCTGCGGCACCGAGAGGAGAGGCGAACGTGTCCCCGACGACCTTCGCAATTGAGGACGACCCCGACGCCGTCGTGCCCGACGAGCAGATGCCGGTCGATGAACTCGAAGACGACGAGGAGGAGGTCACCGAGATTCCGGTCCACGGCGTGCTCGCTCCCGAGGGTGTGCCGACTGGCGACGGTCGACAGTTCGGTATCGAGTCGCTGACGAACCGGGACCTCCCGCTTCCGATCGCGTACCAGTTGCTCTCCGGCGAGGGCCACTCCGGGTCCGCCACGGTCGGCCGTCTGGATGAAATCTTCCGCGACGGCAACCTCATGAAGTTCCGCGGTGCGATCGTGCTGACCAAGGAGCACTCTGCTGACGTGATCGAGGGCATCATCGACGGCACCGTGCGCGGTGTCTCTGTGGACGTGGATGATGTCGAGGTCGATGTCCCCACGAACGACTCTGGCGAGATGTCCGGGATCACAGTGTTCTCTCGTGCGCGCATCGCAGGTGTGACCATCGTCCCGATTCCGGCTTTCCAGGAGGCGTTCATCGCGCTCGGTCATGAGTTCGAGGATCAGCGGGCTGAGGATGAGATGTCCCCGGAGGAGGCGCTCGCCGCATGTGGGTGCAACGGAAAGGGCCCTGAGGACGACGACAACCCCGATGTCGAACTCGGCTATGACGCCTTCCGGAACTACGACACTGAGGCACGTCGCCGCATGGCCGAGAACGGCGAGGCGATGCCGGACGGCTCCTTCCCCATCGCGGATGAGGAGGACCTGCGCAACGCCATCCAGGCGATCGGTCGCGCCTCGGACCCCGCCGCCGCACGTGCTCACATCAAGAAGAGGGCTCGTGCTCTCGGCATGGAGGCGCTGATCCCGGAGGGCTGGTCCTCCGACATCATCAATCTCGATGAAGTCGAGCGTGAACCCGCCGCGGCACTGGACATCAAGGACACCTATGCCGTCCAGAAGGCGCTGACGGCCGCGGCAATGGAGATGCTGTCGCGACCCCTCGATGAGTTCGCCCCGGGCACGAAGGACGGCCCGGGCTGGATCACTCACCCGATCCCGACCGCGCGCATCCGCCGCTACTGGGTCCACGGTCCCGGTGCCGCCAAGATCAGGTGGGGACTCGGTGCGCCGGGTGGCGACTTCAACCGGTGCCGCCGCCAGTTGGCGAAGTACGTCCGCAACCCGAAGTGGCTGGCCGGTCTGTGCGCCAACATGCACAAGGAGGCGACGGGCTTTTGGCCTGGTAGCCGGGTTAATCGTGCCGCTCTCCTGGCGTCGGCCGAGCCTGCACCGATCTTCAACCTCGTGGCATCCGCGAACTACGTCTTCGACGCGAACTACTTCAAGAAGCCGGAGATGGAGACTCCCCGCGTGGGTGTCGAGGTCGAGGGCGATCACGTCTATGGGTACATCGCGCAGTGGGGCGTCTGCCACATCGGCATCAGCGGTGTCTGCACGGAGGCTCCGCCGTCGAAGACCGACTACTGGTACTACGCGACCGGCAAGGTGGACACCACCGAGGGTGTCGTCCGCGTGGGACAGATCACGATGGACACGGGCCACGCTCCTCTGCGCTCCAACGCGAAGGTGGCGGCGGCGCACTACGACAACACGGGAGCCGCGGCGGCAGATGTGGCGGTGGGCGAAGATGAGTTCGGCATCTGGTTCTCGGGCGTCCTTCGCTCGAAGGTTACTGACGAACAGCGTCACGCTCTTCGTGCTTCTGGGCGCGTTTCTGGTGATTGGCGCACCATCGGAGGTGACCTCGAACTCGTCGCGGCACTCGCGGTGAACGTTCCTGGATTCCCGATCCCGCACGTTCGTGCTGGTGTCTACAACGGCGAGCAGGTCTCTCTCGTCGCGGCGGGCCTGACCATGGAAGAGGGCCCTTCGGAGGAGACGCTGGTGGCCTTCAGCGCGGAGGACATCGCGGCCATCGCGCGGACGGCTGTCAGCGAGTATCGGCACCAGGAGAAGGTGGCCGCGAAGGCGGCTCCCATCCGGCAGGCTCTTCGTCAGAAGAAGATCGAGTCCCTGCGTTCGAAGATCAAGGAGAACTGACATGTGTTCCTGCAACAAGAACAAGAGCACGACGGCTGGGCAGAAGTCCACGAAGGTGTACGTCCACACGTCGCCCACCGGTGAACAGCGCACGTACAAGAGCGAGGTCGAGGCCGTCGCCGCCACGAAGCGCCTGGGCGGTATCTACCGTCCTGCGTAGACTATGAGTGGTCCCGCCATGGTCCTGCTCCCATGGCGGGGTCGCCTATCGCGCGATCCGGGATCGGGCCGGTCTCCAAAACCGGCCTTGCGGGGTCCGACTCCTCGGCGCGGTGCCAACTCCCGACACGAACTCCAGCGTGTCGGGAGTTCTGTCTTTGCAGAGGGCCCTTCCCTGTGGTAGACATTCTTCGATCACTCCTGTCGTAGATGGGGGCGTGAAGGCGTAGCCGCTATCCGTCCTGAACATCCGACAAGGAGTGAAACCATGTTCGAGAAGCCCGAGACCTTCGAGGGTCTGGACCTCGACGCACTTCGCGCCCTGAGCGCGGAGGCTCTGGAAGAGGCGCGCACCCTCATGTCCGCCGACGACGCCGACATCACTGACGAGACGATCGCCCGTGCCGAGGAACTGATGGCCGCTTCCGCGGAAATCGACGCGCACGCTGAGACCGTCGCCGCCGCCGCGGCCGAGCGCGCCGAGAAGATCGCCGCACTCCGTGCGCAGACCGAGGCTCCCGCAGACGCTGACCCGGCTGACGAGGCTCCCGAGGAGCCTGAGGCTGAGGTCGAAGACCCCGAAGAGGACGCCGAAGAGCCCGAGGGCGCAGAGGCCAACAGTGAGAAGGAGGTCGTCGTGGCCTCGGCACCGGCACCCAAGAACCCGACCCGCCGTACCGTCGCGATCGCTCAGCGTCGTGCCCCTGAGCCTCAGGAGCCCGAGGGCGACGGCATCGACCTCCCCACGATCGTCGCCGCGGCTGACGTTCCTGGGTATGTCGCCTCCCAGGAACTCGGAGACTTCACCGAACTGGCGAAGGCGTTCTCGTCTCGCGCTCGTGGTTTCGGCGGTCGCAACGAGGAGGGCCTGCCGGTCGGCGTCTACACGATGACCGAGGGTGCTCGTCACTACGGCGTCGCCAAGATTCAGAAGCCCGAGAACGAGTTCACCACGGGCATGAATGACCCCATCGAGAAGCAGATGGAGGTCGTCATGGCGGCGGCGAAGGAGTCGCGCCTCCCCAAGGGCGGACTCGTCGCGGCCGGTGGCTGGTGTGCTCCTTCGGAAATCTGGTACGACTCGTTCCTCCGCCTGGAGGACGCGAACGCCGGACTCCTCTCGATCCCGGAGGTCACCGCTCGTCGTGGTGGCATCAACTTCACCAAGGGCCCGGACTTCTCCACCCTGTACGCCGACCCGGACTTCGGTTTCATCCAGACCGAGGCTCAGGCTGAGGCGGGCACGGCGAAGCCCTGCTACGCGGTGGAGTGCCCCCCGTTCCAGGAAGTGCGCCTCGACGCCGTGGGCTTCTGCATCACGGCTGGCATCCTCACGAACGCGGCCTACCCCGAACTGATCCGTCGCGTGCTCGAACTGGCCCTCGTTGGTCAGCGTCGTCGCATCAACGCCGAGACCATCTCGCGGATCAGCACGGCGGCTGGCGCGGCGGTCAACTACGTTGAGGTCGGCGGTGCGACGAGCGACCTGCTCGACGCCCTGACGATCCAGGCGATCCGCCTCCGCTACCAGTACTGGATGTCCCCGAACACCACGATCGAGGTCATCCTCCCGGCCTGGGCCAAGGAGGTCGTGCGTGCGGACCTCTCGCGTCGCACGGGTGTCGACATGCTCGCCGTCTCGGACGCGCAGATCAACTCCTTCTTCGGCGCTCGCAACCTGTCGGTGCAGTTCGTGTACGACTTCCAGAACTTCGCTTCTGGCAACACGGGCACCTGGACCGCCTTCCCCGCCACGGTGCAGGCGATTCTCTACCCGGCCGGTGCGTTCGTCCGCCTGACCGCCGACGTGATCGACCTCGACGCGATCTACGACTCGGTGAACACCAAGACGAACACCTACACCGCCGCCTTCTTCGAGGAGGGCATGGCCATCGCCAACGTCGGTGGCTCGGCGGTCAAGGTTGAGGTCGCGCTCAACACCTACGGCAACACCGGCGCGGCCAACATCCCGGTCACCGCTCCGTGAGATTGAACCCGGGGTCGGGTGGTGATCCCCCGGCCCCGGGAACAACCTCTTAGGAAGGGAGACGGGTCACATGGCAGTACAGGTAACCGTCGCCGCTCCGGCACGTCAGCCTCGCCTCGGTGGCATCCGCCCGGTTTCGACGTGGGTGGAGAACGCCCGCATCGGTGCGGCAGAGTCCGTGGTCTACGTCAGCAACGGATGCACGTTCCCGCTTCCCGCTATCGGCCTGTGCTACGGCACGGCGGTCGTGACCGAGAAGACGGGCGTGGGCATCGATTCCTACACCGGGATCAGCGCTCCGTTCGCTCTGTACGGCGGTGTCGAGTGTTTCATCGGTCCGGACAACGACTTCGAGGAGCGCGCTCGCGCCATCCTGGCGCAGGGCGAGGACCGCGCAGTCGAGGGAGTTCTCCAGAACTGGCTGAACACCAACGCCGCCGCCGCGGGCAACGGCGCTCTGTTCGCGGACCGGATCGCGGTTGTCGAACAGCACGCGGACGCCAACTACCTCGGGCGTCCGATCATCGTGATGAGCCGCGCCGGAGCCGTACGCGCCTTCGCTGAGGGGGCGATCGAGTACGGCATCGACGGCATCCCGACGACGGTCAACGGGACTCCGGTCCTGGCGACCAGCAAGTTGACGACCAACAACGTCTTCGCAGTCGGAGCGATCACCGTCCTCCGCTCGGAGACGACCGTCATCAACACGGTCGATGTGACGACCAACACGGACTGGGCTGTGGCTGAGGCTGTGTACTCGATCATCATCGACTGCAACTACGCATCGCTGGCGATTTCTGCCTGAGAGGAGATGACATGGCATACGGATTCGTGAGTCCTCGGAGCACCGAGGTCGCCAAGACGCTCCTCGACCTTGCGCAGGCTCTGGGATTCGAGGCGTGGGAAGTCCGCGCGACCGTGGGTGGCTACTACGTCCCCGAGAAGGTTGCCCGGAAGTACGAACAGACCTTGGGTGCTCCGAAGGAGGCTCCGAAGGAGGAGACCGAAGGGCCCTCTCCGGATGAGACCTGGAAGAACGCCGACATCAAGGAGTGGGCTGAGTCCCACGGGGTCGATCTGGGTGATGCCACCAAGAAGGCCGACATGCTCGCCGCTATCCAGGCACACAAGGAGGAATAATGGCATCGCACGCAACGAAGTGCGTCAGCCTCGTCAAGGGGCGGCGGCTTCGGGTCACGAAGTTGGACGGCTGTGGCCGTCCGATCTACGGCGACGACTCTCAGGTGGTCTCGAAGGGATTCATCTCGGTGGCTCTCACCGCGAACACCACGGAGTCGGACGAAATCAACGTCACGAACGCGGCCGGTGAGGTCTGCGTCTACGAGGCGGCTGTGACCTCGCTCGTCGGCTACGGCATCGAGATTCAGTTCTGCAACGTGGACCCGGAACTCTTCGCCCTCGTCACGGGTCAGCCCGTGGTGCTCGGCGCGGACGGCTCGACCGTCATCGGTTGGGACGTGGACACGAAGATCGGCCTGGAGAACTCCAACTTCGCGCTCGAACTGTGGGCCGGATCGCCTGCCGCGGACACCTGCACCACTCCCGGGGCCACCGGCTCCTATGGCTACCTGCTCATGCCGTACCTCACGGGCGGCATCCTGGGAGACTTCACCATCGAGAATGGCGCGGTCACGTTCACGCTCACCAGCGCGAACACGAAGGAGGGCAACGCCTGGGGTGTCGGCCCGTACCAGGACATCATGCTCGATGGCGGTTCCCCGACTCCGGCTCCCGGCCCGATGGCCACGCCGGTTTCGTCCACGACCGCTCTCCGCACGATGATCGTGGACCTGGCTCCGCCCGAGGACGAGTGTGGCGCTCGACCGGTCCTCGACCCGTCTCTCCCGGACATCACCAACATCACGGCGACGCCGGATGGGGTGAACCCGCTCGAAGTCGACTTCACCACGACTCCGGTCGCCACCGGCCCGGTGTGGTGGGAGTTCGGTGACGGCACCTGGGACTACGTGGCCGCTCCTGGCGCGACCTCGCACACCTACGCCGAGGCTGGCACCTACACGGTGCGCGCTTCGCAGAATGGCGTGTGGTTCGAGAAGCAGGTCGTCGTCTCCTGAGGCAAGATGTAGGCGGCGGGGTTCTGGAACCACGGCCAGGACCCCGCCGTCACCTACAAGGAGGGCCCTATGGCTGACATCTGCTACCCGACCGGTACGGACTGGTCGTGTTTCGGTCCTCCGGAGGCTATTGCCGACCTCGATCCCGCGATCAAGGAGCGTTCGGAGGCTCTCGCCTGGTCGATGCTCCAGGCGCTCACGGGCTTCCGGCTCTCGATCTGCCCGGTGGTCATTCGGCCCTGTGCCGCTCGGTGTGACCCGCGGTCGTACTACATCGCCCCTGTCGAGTGGGAGGGTGCGTACTCGCCGTACCTGATGGGCGGCGTCTGGTACAACGCCTGCGGATGTGTCAGCGCGAACTCGTGCTCCTGCACGGCGCTGTCGGAGGTCTTCCTCCCCGCGGAGGTAGGTGGCATCGACTCGATCATTCTCAACGGTGCGGTGCTCGATCCGGACTCGTACCGTGTGGACAACGGCAAGAGTCTGATCCGCCTGGACGGTGAGGCATGGCCGCTGTGCCAGGACATGACCGCATCGCCGGATGCAGACGGGACGTTCATCGTCTCGTACTACCCGGGCGTGGCACCGAACGACCTGACTCGCTACGCGGCCGGTCTTCTGGCGGCGGAGTTCTACAAGGCGTGCGAGGGTGGCGAGTGTCGTCTCCCCACGGGCGTCACGAACATCGCACGGGCAGGTGTCACGTACACGATGGAAGGCGTGTCCTTCCCTGGCGGGATGAGCGGCATCCCCGAGGTTGACGCCGTCATCCGCATCTACAACCCGAATGGCCTGAAGGGCCCTTCGCGCGTCCTCAGCCCTGACCGGCTCCAGGGGCGCACCCAGACCTGGAGGGCGTAATGGCGGAGTTCCGCGAAGACGGGATCGTGTATCCCACGATCATCGCGCTTTCGGCATGCCTCTGTCAGGAGTTCGAGAAGTCGGGACTGCCGGAGCCGTGCTCCTGTGGGCCGATGGTGGGGGAACTTGTCATCGACTACTGCACGAATTGCGCAGATGGCAAGTGCGGAGGCCAGGCGTGGGTTCGCCTGGTCTCCGTGTTCCCGTCCCTGGACTTCCCTCAGCCGAACCAGGACCTGAACAACTGCGGCTCTCCGCTGGCGTACCAGTTGGAGGTCGGTGTCGTGCGGTGTAAGCCGACCGGTACTGCATCCGGCGTGCGCGGATATGCCCCGCCGACGCTGGAGCAGAACGTCGCCGCTCTGCGTCTTCAGACGGCTGACATCGCCGCCATGCGCCGCGCCATCGACTGCTGCTTCGCGAACGGCGATCTGGACTACATCATCGGCCAGTACAACCCCGTGACTCCGGAGGGAGACTGCCTCGGCGGTGCGTTCACGCTGTGGGTGAGAGGGCCCTACTGATGGTTGCCGTCTCGAATCGCGTGACGGTCTATGAGCACGAGATTGACGCCGCATTCCGCACGGCCCGCGGATCGGTCTACCAGAACATGCGGTGGGCCGCGTTCGGTCACGTCACCCTGGCCCAGAAGTTCGCCCCGAAGCGCACCAGTCGCATGCAGAAGAGCATCGGCTACACGATCACGCCTGCTGGTAAGTACGAGTTCCGCTACCACCTGACTGTCGGCGCTTCCTACGCCGAGTACACGCTCCGTGACACCGGGCCATGGATTTACCCCAACGGGGGTGTGTTCATGTGGGTGCGCCCGAAGCCCTACTCGTACTACATCCGCTACACCCCGCGCATGAGGGTGCGCGGCTACCACTCTCGGAACTGGCTGGAGGACTCCACGCGCGCGCTGTTCCAGGTTCTGGGGCTCGGCTGATAATGTACGCCGATACCTACGAGACTCGGTCTATCCTTTCCGTAGGACAGATTGGAGTCTCGCATGACAACTGCACCCCGTTCCTTCCGTCGCGCGGTCGAGAAGAAGAAGAACCAGGCGCGGCCTACGGTGGTGTTCAACCTCGACACGGTGGACGACGAGGGGGAGGTCACTCAGTCGGACACCTTCCACGCCACACAGCCCACGGAGGAGTCGCTCTTCCTGCTCGCGGCGATGGCGGGCGACGAGGAGTCCGGGGGTGCAGAGGAAGCGGCCGCGATCATGGACTTCTTCCGGCAGTCACTCCCGGAGGAGGAGTACAGGACTCTGCGGAAGCGCCTGCGCGACCCGGAGTCGGACGTATCTCTCGACGTTCTCCAGGAGGTTATCCCCTGGCTGATGGAGGAGTGGACCAGTTTTCCTACGGAGCCTGCGTCCGTCTCTTCTCGGTCGCAGGGCACCACTGGCGCTCGATCGACGGGGCGTGTGCGCGGCAAGGGTTCAGTCCCCTCGACCTCGAACTGACGCAGTTCCTGCATCTCGTCCTGGACTGGACGAGGGACCACGTAGACCCGAAGGACTGGTCGCAGGTCGAGCAGGAAATCTTCGCACCGATCACCGGGGCAGACCCGGATGCCGTGGCGCAGTCGGTGATTGACGAGGAGATGTCGCTGTTCAACGCCTTCTCACGGCAGAATAAGGCGTTGGGAGGTTGACCTATGGCGGCCACATGGGGACGCGCTGAGATTATCGTCACGGCTGACGGTCATCTCCTTCCGGTGCAGGTTCGTCGCATGGCGACGGCGGCAGGCAAGGAGGGCGGGCTTTCGTTCCGCCGCTCCTTCCTCGCCGCACTCGGTCGCCAGTTCGGTCGCGACATCGCGAACACCTTTCGCCCCGCTCTTCAGGAGTTGAACAACCGGCTGTCGCCCGCCTTCAATCGGTTGCGGACCGTCGCGCAGAATGCTTTCCGCGGGATTCAGAACGCGATGAATCCCGTCACTCAGCGCTTCCGGAACATGGGCCAGATGATCCGGAACGAGGTCACGGACTGGCGCACGACTATCCGTGGATTCGGTGATGAGTGGCGTGCGCAGTTTGACCAGCGCTTTCCGGCAACTGCCGTCACCATCCGCCGTCTCGGACGCGCATTTGGGGACCTGGGCCGTGGGCTGAGGGCCCTCTTCTCCGGCGACATTAGCGCGCAGGTGAAGAAGTTCGCCAAGGATAACGACGAGTTGCGGGCATCCGTGGAGCGCACGTCTGCGGCCGTGCGTCGTTCCACTCAGGACACGGATCGATTCGGAAGTTCCTGGAAGAGCCTGCCCCACGGCTTCCGGCAGTTCGTCTTCTGGGCGGGGCTCATCATCTCGGGCATGGGCACCATGTCGGTGCTCGGGTCCGCCCTCGCTGGCACGATCGTCTCTCTCGCCACGATCCTCGCCGGACTCGGCGCGGCGGCAGGTATCGCCGTGGCCGGGTTCGTCGGACTCTTCGAAGAGGGCGCGAAGTTGTCTGCCGGTGCGCAGGCGACGAAGGATGCTTTCACCAATCTCGGGCAGGCCTTCCAGGGGCTTCAGGCCGGGATCGTGGAGAACATGTTCGCCAACATGGCGGGCTCTGTGAACAATCTCACCAACGTTCTCCTGCCCTCTCTCCAGCAGGGGATCAACAACCTCGCCGCGTCGGCCGGTGCCAACATCAGCCGCATCTTCGACGCACTGTCGTCGCCTGCCGGTGTGGAGAACTTCCAGCGCCTGCTCGACGGCTTCATTCCCATCCTCGACAGCATCACCACGGCGGCGATCGGATTCGGGGATGCGCTGGCTGACATTCTGGTCGCATCTCTGCCGACTGCCCAGTTGTTCGCACAGGCCATCGCAGATGTCGCGACGCAGTTCTCCAACTGGACTTCGAGCGCCGAGGGCCAGGAGCGCATCCGTCAGTTCTTCGAGACGGCCGAGCGCATCATGCCGAAGATCGTAGACCTGGCGGTAGCCCTGGGGAACGCTCTGGCGAATCTCGTGACCGAGACGACCCTGACGGGTGCGGATCAGTTCATCACCGCGCTCACCGATTTCCTCCCCGTGCTGGGGGAGATTGTCACGGTCGTCGCGAACCTGAACGTTTTCGGCATCCTGGCGTCCGCGCTCCAGGCGATCGGTGCGCTTCTGGAGCCGATGCTCCCTGCGCTCCAGCAGTTCGCGACCACTCTGGGCGAGACTCTGGTCACCGCTATTCAGACGCTGGCACCCGTGTTCGCGGAACTCGGCACGTCCCTCGCCCCGGTGATCACGATCCTCGGGGAACTTATCGTCGCCCTGCTCCCGCCGCTCATCTCGATCATCGTTGAGGTTATCCAGAACGTCGCCGCATGGATCGACATGTTCCTCGCTCTGGGCGAGACGCTCCTGGGTGGCGAAGAGGGCGTGAAAATCTTCGGGGACGTGGTGAAGACGGTCTTCGAGATTATCGGCGGCGTCATCACGTCTACCACCACGACGATCACGGGCATCCTGAAGGCGGTGACCGCTCTCTTGAAGGGCGATACTGCGGGGGCATTCAAGTTCCTGCAGGATGCCGCTCGCGAGGCCTTCGCGAACATGGGGCTGGACTTCGACCAGTTCGTGACCTGGCTGGCGCAGTTGTTCATCGACACGAAGCACTTCTTCGGGCAGATCGGGAAGGCGATCGAGAACTTCGGCAAGACCATCGCGGATGTTTTCAACGGTGCCATCAAGTGGATCAAGGATGTCATCGGCTGGTTCGGCAACCTCTTCGGCGCGGCGAATAATGCGTCGGGTGCCGTGTCGGGCGCTCGGAACTCGGGCGGCGGTGGAGCATTCGCCTCCGGTGGCGTCCTCAACGGTCCGCGCCGCATCCTCGCGGGCGAGGCGGGGCCGGAGGCTATCGTCCCGCTCCGGCGTTCGCTGTCGCAGGTGGACCCCTCGGTGCGCTGGCTCTCGGCCATCGCTCAGGGCATGACGCCCCAGATGGCGAGTGGCGGGATCGTCGGCCGCGGAGGGCCCTCTATCGTGATCAGTGACAACGGTATCGTCGTCTACGAAGCGAACGATCCGGCTCGGACGGCGAACGAGGTTGTGACCCGGCTCTTTGAGCGCGCGGCGGGGTAGGAGTAGACATGTGGCCTGGTTACCTGGTGGTCGGCGGCCTGGAGGTCGGTAACTCTGCGCGCACGCTCGGCTACACGCAGACGAGTGATTGCCCTACCTTCTGGCTGAAGGACACCACGGAGTGTGGCACCCTTCAGGAGGCGCTGGGCCACGACCCGTACACGTACGACAACATCCAACAGGCTCCATGGTTCGACATCGATCTGCTCGATCAGTCCAGCCGATTCCTCGGCGTCTACATCATCTCCATGGAGGGCGTCCAGGATTCCACTCGGGAGGCGGCTGTCACTCAGCGTCTCCAGGATGGCGGTCGCATCGGTCGCATCCGGCGCGCCACCCGCGAGATTCGCATCCGCGCGATGCTCACCGCAAAGGGTGAGGACGCGATGGAGTACGGCATGTCCTGGCTCGATGCCGTACTCAGCCCGGGCGCGTGCGGCTCGCACGGAGATGCGTGTGGCGTGACGGACATGGAGTTCTTCTCCGCCTGTCCGCCTCCGCGGCCGGACGTTCTGACGGACACGCTCTTCCCTGGCGAAGACCTGCTTCCGGCCGAAGACCTCTACCCCGAGGTTGCGACCCTGGTGCCCGCCACGCCTGAAGAGTACGCCGCTCTGGTCGATACTTACCGGCGCTTCTTTCACGATGTCGCCTGCACGTCAGGGCCCTTCACGGTGGAGGAGTTTCTCTCCAGCGATGACGTTCACGTCGGCCGCGTGGTGGAGTTCACGATCACCTGCCAGAACCCCTGGATGTACGGTGTGACCACGCCGGTCCAGGTCCCGTCTCTCGTTCCTTCGGTCGTTCAGGACATCGCCTATAACCTGAACACTCGCCCGAGCGCGGAACTCTCGCTCGGCTCTTTCACGGTTGCGACGAACTACTCCACGAACCCGTCTGTCGCGGAGAATGCCACCGGATGGTCCGCGGTCGCTGGAGGAGCGATCACGGCACCGACGCTGTCGAGCGGACGTGTGACCGGAGAACTGTTCGCGGATGTGGGCGACAACGCCTCCTTCCGTACGGTCTTCACTGCGGCCGGTGCCAGCGCGATTCAGGGCGAGATTATCAACCAGCAGGAGGTCGCCCTGGGTGCAGGGACTGGTGCTCGCTATTCGTTCACGATCTGGTCCGCATCGGTCATCATGGCGGGCGCTCCTACCCTCCTGGACATCGAGTTCCTGGCCTTCTGGCTGAACGGCTCCGGCGGCCCCGTCCTCAGCATGGACCTCATCGGCACTGTAGACCCGGATGGTGGAGCCGTCTCCGTGAAGAGCCTCCTTCCGCCTCCGGGGGCTACCCACGTTCTTGTCCGCGCGATGCAGCCGCTCACGTCGTGGAATGCCGGAACGATCGTCCGGCTGTACACTGACGCGCTGGCCGTGACGAACCCGTAAGGAGGGGATGATGGCCGAGTCCAATTTCTCTGGGAACTCCAACTACACCGGCATTCTGAATGTCGACTCCTTCGGGAACTGGAACCTTCAGGTCCGTAAGAACGCTGGTACGGGCTACTGGACCAACGGCGGCTCGCCCTGGTCCGTCTCGATCAACGGTGCGAACTGGTCGGGGTCCTGGACCTACGACTTCCGCGTGACCAACCTCATCACCATCGCCTCGCAGGCGACGCATGGCGCGTACCCGCGTCCCGCCCTGGGGACGAACGTCGGTGCATCCTGGTCTGTCAGCATGCAGTCGGGAATCGGCACGTCCTCGGGCTCCTTCTCGTTCTTCGCGGCCGGTACGGCGTCGACTCCGGGTGCCCCGAATCCTGTGGGCATCGACCAGATCACCCCTACCTCCATGCGGTATCGGTTCTCTGGAACCACGGACGGTGGCTCTCCGATCATCCGGTGGGAGTATCAGTACTCCACGTCCTCGAACTTCTCGTCGGGCAACAGCGCCATCCTCACCGGCTCCGGCACGGAGAACGTGAGCGGACTCACGCCGAACACCACGTACTACTTCCGCTCGCGCGGCGTGAACGCAGTCGGCAATGGCGCATGGTCGGCCACGTCGTCGGCGTCTACCCTGCCTGCTACGCCCCCGGGGATGACGCTGGAGCCCTCGTTGTCCGGTCTGGGCATGACGGTTTCTCTCACCCCCCCGGGTGGCGCGACGGGTGTCACGAAGTATCGCGTTGAGTACCGCATCGGCACCGATCCGGCAACGGTCGTGGAGAACCCGACGAGCCCCATCGTTGTTAGCGGACTCACCCCGGGACAGGTCTACCAGTGGCGTGCCTCGGCATTCTTCGGAACCTACGAGTCGCCCTACACTGGCTGGACTCCGCTCGCTCAGCCGAACCCGAACACCACCCCGGGTAACTACTTCGATGGCTCGACCGTTCCCGAGACGGGGAGCGATGTGACCTATGCCTGGAACGGCACCGCATCCAACTCCACCAGCCGTGCCATCGGCGTCGGTGTGGACGGCTGGATTTTGGGTGCGGCCGTGACTGCACGGGCCACTCTCCAGCAGGTGCGCGGTGGACTCTTCGGGTCCTTCGCCGCCCGCCTGAACATCAATCGGGACATTACCGATGTCACCGTGGGTTCCCTCTTCAAGATTGGTTACGCGGACCTGGAGGAGGGGGCGACCTACGTTGGTTCGGTATATGTGAACCCGCCCCGCGAGACGCGCCTGTCGCTCCGCCTGGCCGCGGCCGATGACCTGGTGACCATCGACACGATCGCCGGGGAGCCGGTCATCGTCCCTGGTGGCGAGTGGACACGGCTCATCGTGTCCGGGGTGTTTCCTGCCGGGGCTCTGTATGGGCTCCTGGAGGTATGGGCAGAGACGGGTGCGGGCTACACGCCCTTCATCAGCGGCGACCAGATTTATGCGGACGGAGCGATGATTTCGCTCGGCACCCTCTACCCCTGGTTCTCAGGCGACACTCCTGACACGGCACTCTATGACTACGCATGGGAGGGAGCGCCGAACGCCTCCGTGTCGGCACGCAATGAACTCTCCCCGACGTTCGTGGACCCGCTGGCCGATCCGGACTGCCCTCCTGTCCCGGCTCCTCCGAGCCTGCCCTCCATCCCCTCGGAGTGCATCGATGAGGTCGGCACCTGGCGTCGCTACATCATCCAGGTCAATAGCGGCTACGTGCGGAAGTTCACCGCATCGCTCCCGACGCTCACGCTCAGCACGGAGACGAGCCCGGAGCGTCAGGTTCGCATTCGCTACTACCCGAACCCGGACGGCGTCGCCCCGGAACTGATCGACATGTCGGCGTGGGAGGCGGAGCAGATCATCACCTACATTCCGCCGCACACGTCCATCACGCTCGATGGTGTCTCGCAGTTGGTGTGGGCATCGGTGGATGGTGGCCCGCTCATGGCGGCGGATCGCCTGCTCTACGGCACGAACGGCATGCCTGCCACGTGGCCGGTTCTCACCTGTGGTGATGGCTACGTCATCACCCTGGACGTTCCGCTCGACGCCCCCTCGGGTAACCTGACCACGGAACTGTTCATCACTCAGAGGATGTGATCTGATGCCCCAGAGTCAGGGGTGTGTCCAGGGCCACTCGGCCTTCATCTTCGACCGTGGCGGTCAGAAGCGCATCAGCCCGATCATCGACATCTCGGAGGTCCGCTGGGAACGCGACCGCGATGGCGTCTCCGAGGCGACGATTCGCCTGGAGGCTGACTCCTGCGCCCGACAGGCGGAACTGATCCAGCAGTTGCGGACGCATCGCCACGAACTGGTGATCTACCGGGGGTCGCAGAGGGTCTGGGAGGGCCCTTTGCACCGCATCGGTTCCTACGCGAACTACACCGAGATTGTCGCAAAGGACGTGCTGTCGTACGTCTTCTACACCCCGCTCTCTCGGGTCTGGGATAACACGGCGCAGGGTGACGGGGTCACCGAGATGACCACGCGCATGCAGAACATCATTACCTACGAACTCTCCACGGACAGGACGCAGTACGTCTACAACCCGGTGACGGACACGTGGGACCCGGTGACCGTGACGGCGTGGGAGAACCTCGATCCGCCCATCAACGTTCTTCCGTTCCTCGACGTGCGCCACTTTCCGAATGAGGCCAAGACGGCCGCGAAGACTCTGGCCTATGAGATGACCGTGGGCGAGCACCTGCTCAGCGCCGCCCGCACGTCGGGCATCGACTTCACGGCTGTCGGGCGTCGCATCATTCTCTGGGACGTGTCGCGCCACCTGGGTCGTCTGCCGCAGATGACCGACGCGAACTTCTACTCGAACGTGGTTGTCACAGAGTACGGATCGGACCACGTGCAGTCGGCGTACGTCGTCGGTCAGGAGGGTGTGTACGGTCAGGCGATCAACCTGGAGAACCTGGACTACTACGGACCCTGGACGCAGGTTCACACGGCATACAACGAGGAGGGAGCGAATCTCCCCTCGCAGGCAGAACTCAACAGCCAGGCGTCGCGCAATCTGTCGGGTCGCTCTCCGGCCCCCATCGAGGTCCGTATCCCGGACAACTCCAGCGTGATCCTCAACGCCGCCATCACGATCGATGCTCTGATTCCCGGCGTGCAGGTTCCGCTCCTGGCGACGCTCAATGCTCGCCAGATTTCGCAGATGCAGAAGATCGACCACGTGGTGGTGACCGAGAATGCGGAGCGTGAGGACATCGCCGTGACGCTCACGCCTGCCACGAAGCCCGACCTCGATGACGAGGAGGACTGATGGTCCGGCCGAACGATCACACCCCTGGCGGGACTCTCGCCGGGATGCTCGATGACATCGAGGTCCTGAAGCGCCGCACTGCCCGTCTCCTGCCTGAACGGCTCCTGCCGGGGGGCTACGACAACGCGACCTCGTACCGAGGGACGACGGCCGAGCGCAATCTGATCTACGGCATTCCTGCCACGGACCCGGAGCGGGTGGCATTGGCGAACCGGAAGATCAACTACTTCAACACCGACCTCGGATGGTACGAGTCGTACTATGCCGTGACGGGTCTTGCCGGTCTGACGGCCAAGGGCCTTGTGGCCGGGACCGCTTCGGGGTGGTATCCCATCGGCTATGGTCCTGAAATTCTGTTGCAGCCCACGGCGACCTTCGGCGCTACCGCTGGAAACTATATAGGCGGCTGGCCTGGTGTCGTCACGAGAAATGGCGGTGCGGCCTGGTTCAATCAGGACGCGACGGGCATCCACATCTTGCAGGCTGGGTACTACGACCTCGCCTGGTGGACGAATCAGCAGACGGGTTCAGGGGCGGCCGACTACCACAGTCGCCTGAACAACTCGACCGATACGGCGGTGATGTGGATGAGCAACGTGGGTGGCACGCCGCTCAGTGCCAGCCTGTTCACCCGCAGTGAGGCGCGATACGAGAGCATTGCCGTATCGGCCGGTTGGCGCTTCCGCGTTATCTGTGTGTCGGGCGCGTTGACTGTCCACATGGTGACAACCGGCCCGACCGGGCGTGCTCAGATGCTCGCTCGCTATGTCCGTCCGATGTTGGTCAGCGACTAGGAGGAGCCATGGCGGAATGTAAGGGTGGATGCGGGAAGACGATCACGAGCGATGACCCCGCTCTGTATGACGTGCTCAACCCGAATGCTGACCCTGAGACCCCGGAGACGCACGGACCCTACTGTCAGGAGTGCTTCCTGGGTACTGTGACGGGCTCTCAGATTGCCGCACAGTCCGAGCAGTAGCGAGTAGACTCCGCCCCGGAGGGAAGGTCAGACATGGGTACGAGAACTGGAAATCCGACGTGGGAGAACACTCCCTCGGAGGCATCGCCGCTGTCAGCAACAGCGCTGAACAACATCGAAGACGTGATCGACAACTCGGTTCCGCTCGACACCTTCCCCGAGGAGGTTCGTGACATCATCGGGGCGGCGCTCGTTGCCGGGACCAACGTCACCATCACGGTGAACGACGCTGGCGACACGATCACGATCGCCTCCTCGGGCGGGACCCCTCCGGACGCGAGCACCACGGTGAAGGGCATCGTGGAGTTGGCCACGAACGCTGAGGTACAGGCTGGCCTCAGCAACGTGCTCGCCGTGACCCCGGCTGGCGGGGCGTCGGCCTGGATGAACCGCAACGTCATCAACGCCAACGGCGATCTGGTGGTGGGCTCGGCGGACAACACGCCCAACATCCTGCCCATCGGAACCCCGGGCCAGACTCTGGTTGTGGACTACACACAGCCCCGCCTGTTGCGCTGGTCTTCGCCGCTCCCGACTGGAGTGATGGGCGTACAGCCCTCCCAGGCGATGCTCCCGGACTATGCCATCGACTTCTCGGTGGATGGCGGCTACTACTCCGACTACTACACGACCCCCGTGAAGTTCACGATCATGGCACCGATCAACATCGAGAACATCACCATCGATGTCACGACGCCGGATTCCGGTGCCACCGGCTACGTCGCCATCTGGCAGCCGGACTCTTATGGACTGCCGTGGATTCTCGTTGACGAACGCCCCTTCGCAGGCTCGTTCTCGACTACGGGTATCACCCGTGCCTCCGCTACCGGGCTCACGCTCCAGCCCGGGGTGTACTGGGTCGGGTTCAGTGCGCTCAGCGCGAGCACCTTGAAAGTGCGCGGCTTCCGGCAACTCGGCACGACGATGGGCGTCGGCTCCATGTCGAGCGCCCTGGCCACGAACGAGCCGACCTGGGTCGTCCAGGGCACCAGTGGCGGCATCCCTGGTGGTGCCGCGGAGACGATCACCGGTTTCGCCTCGGCCGACCCCAGCGCGGACTATGTGCCGTGGATCGGCATGGAGACCAGTTTCTAAGGAGTGAGCGATGGCACGCCTGCCCATGCCGTTCAACAACCCGACAACCTACCCGGGTCACGAGGGCGTTGACTACGGTCAGAAGCGCGGAACCCCCATCCCGGCATCCGGTCCCGGCGTTATCTCGAAGCGCACGAAGACGGAGCGTGGCGGGTACAAGGTCTGGGTGGACTACGACGAGTTCGGTCCGGGCTGTGATGTTGGCTACGCGCATCTGGACGACTACACCGACTCCCCGCCCGTAGGGACGCGGGTCACGACGGGACAGACCATTGGCCGCGTGGGCAACACCGGCCAGTCCACGGGTCCGCACCTGCACTCCGAGGTCGAGAACAACTTCACGACCGATGGCTACTGGAAGTTCTTCGATCCGACCCGCGTGGTCGGCACTCCCGTCTCCGGAAACCAGCGGGTCGCAGGGCCCTCTGGGGCGAAGGCGCGGACGACTCCCTCGACGGAACTGCCCGCCGTGGAAGATAAGTTCCTGCCTGCCGGAACGGTCGGCAACTTCGACGGGTGGATTCACGGCGAGAACGTGCAGGGCAATACCGTCTGGTTCCACGGTGCCGTCAGCGGACTGTGGTTCTGGTCGGGCGGCTTCACCGACACCGGCACTCACGACCTCACGGACCTGAACGCGGCTGGGAACCAGCGCATCGCTGGACAGTATGGGGCGAAGGCTCGCCGTGATCCGAGCACGAACCAGCCCGCGGTTGAGGACAAGTTCTTGGAGCCGGGTACGAAGGGAACGTTCGACGGCTGGATCAACGGCCAGGTTGTCGAGGGCAACCCGGTCTGGTTCCGTGGTGCGTACTCCGCTCTCTGGTTCTGGAGCGGCGGCTTCACCGATGTCGGCACGCACGATCTGGCCGATCTGAACACCGCCCCCGAGCCTTCCCCCTCGCCGCTCCGCACGGTCGGGGCGAACCCGGCGAATGTGCGCGACCTGCCGTACACCGACTCTCCGGTCCTGAAGTCCGAGGCCTCCGGGACCGGGGTCGAGATGAACGCGTGGGCGCACGCCGAGATTGTTCAGGGCAACGACATCTGGTTCCGTCGCGGCGATGGTGACTGGATGTGGTCGGGCGGATTCACGGAGACGGGGACGGCCGGTCTGGCAGAAGTGGCCGCGCCGCCGAAGCCGGACCCCGGTCCCCAGCCCACGCCGGACAACCCGCGCGGACTGGAAGAGGTCGAGCCGGTATGGCCCGGTGCATTCCAGGGGCTCAACGCCCCGCTCGGCCACGTGAAGTGTGAAGACCCGTCGTCGGCCTACGCGCTCCGTGACAACGCTGGCGGGAATCCGCGCGAGCCGGTCATCAACATGTACATCATCCACTGGACGGGTGTCCTCAACGACCAGATGGACTACTTCTCGTACTGCAACGATCGGTCGTCCTGCCCCACCTGGTACGACCGCCGTGACGGTTCCTCGACGGAGTTTATTCCGCCGCAGTACAAGCCCGCCTCCTCGGGGCCGGAGTACAACTACCGCTCTGTGGCAGTGGAGTCTCTCGCCGCGCCGGGATCGGACTTCACCCAGGAGCAGTGGCAGACTCACGCCGAGCGCATCGCGTGGCTCCGGTCGTTCGACGGCCGCACTCTGAACGGTGTGCCGGTCCACTTCCTGATCGATCGCGCGCACATCAAGGGTCACCGCGAACTGCCGGGGCAGAGCACGACGTGTCCTGGAGATGCGCAGATCGCGTACCTGGACACGCTGATCGTGCGTGCGCAGGCTATCTACGACGAGGTCTACGGCGGAGGCGGAGAGGGCCCTCTCGACCCTCATAAGTACCCGGTCCTCTGGTCCCTGCGCAACGAACTGAACCTGGCGTTCGGAGACATCGACTGATGTGGTCTGGACTCCCTGCTCGGCAACGTCGCCTCGTCAAGGCCGTATTGGCGCTGGCGTGGTTCGCCGTCGCCGCAGGAGGGCTGTCCTCGGTATTGTTCGCAGATCGTGAGCCTGTCGTGGACGCCTTCGGCATCGCCGGAGTTGTCACTGCCACCGTTGCGGGCCTGGGTGTTGTGTTCGACCGCTACCGCTGGGAGTGGGTGGCCGCGTGGTTCACGGCCGCCGCCATGACTCCCTATGTCTTCGGAGCATGGGGTCTAGTTGCCGAAAGAGGGCCTCGCGTCCTCTCAACGGCATTCCTTCTGACCGCCCTTGTCGCGTTCTTCGCTCTGCGCGCACTGATGTGCGCGGCTCACGCCGCTAAGTTGAGAGCAATACATGAAGAACAACGCCGGGGGGACGGGGATGTTTGATGAGTGGTCGCCGTTGTTCACGTTCGTGGCGACAGTGGTCGTGGGACTCTTCGGCGCTGGCGGAATCGTTGCGTGGGGACGGCTGAGGCACGACAAGA